CTATAATATCCATTATTATATCCATAACCTGGTATACTAACTGGATATCCTATTATTGGTAATAATCTGATTCCATAGTCTTTAACTCTTTCAAAGAAATTATCGTGGGACAAATCAAATTCTAAACCAAGAAAATCATCTAGTGATATATGTGTAAAATCTAAATAATGATGTTCACAGCAGTCTTGGTCATGATGGCTATACAATTTGGTACCATCTTCAAATATTATTTGTTCATTAGAAATTTCTATTACTTTCATGATTTATTTGTTTAATTTAGAAATTAATAATCTATACCAACTTTTCTTTGATTTTTCTGTTGTATTTTTTTCTACTGTATTTTTTTCTATTGCTATTATCATTGATGGATTAATAAGTACTTCTTGCCTGTTAGCTGTCCATATAGTTAACATCTGCGCATTGTTCTCTTTAGGGTAGTACTCTAATAAGACTTTATCCCTTAGTTCAATTTGATATTGAATACCGTCTCTTAGTTTTACTATGTATTCTAATTCTTGTGTCATGGTTTATTTGTATTTACCAGCCTATAGGTTCTAATTCTTGTATCGTATTATAATTACCATCTTCTACATATGCAGAATTTGGTTCTAACACTCTAAGTGATTTTGGTGTTGTATCTACTTCATAACGATAGATATCATCAGCGCTACCACCGTAACTAGCATTGATCGTATTCCCATCAGCTGTTTTACCAGTGAAATAGAATGTGTATTTGTAGTAGCTTCTAAATGACATCATTACATCACCGTACATTTCAATAAATTCTTTGTATGTTAAGATTCTTGGTTGGATATTACTTTCCATTGTTATTTTTTGTTAATGATTAATGAACTCGTTTTTTATTTGATTGTTTAAAATAGGAATTTACGCATTGTTGTGCCAAATTAGTTTACCTTCATTTTCTCCTATTACGATAGGTTCGGATGTTTCTATCCATTCTATGTGTCTGTCTTTATTAAAACAACGACTATCTTCGTCTGAATTTTTAATGATAGATATAGCAATCTCTCTTGCTTTTTTAATTGAATCTGTATTTACTGCAATGAAATGTTGGTCAAAAATAAATCCATGATCATCTTGTTCCCAAATAAATGTTTTCATTTTGTTTTGTTTTTGTTTCTATTATACTAAAGATAAGAACTTTATTTTGGGCCTCCAACTTTATTTTTACAATTTTTAAAATGGTGTTTTTTCATCCCAGGTACACCTCCTGTTTTACCACAGTATGGACATGTCGTAGTTCCATAACAGTGTCCTTTATGTTTGTTTGGTTTACCTTTGCGTGAAGCACTTAGTTTAGCTTTATGTTCATCTGAAAAGGGACCTCGTTTTACTCCTATTCTTGCTAATGCCATCCTCTTCTGTCTTTCCTCTGGTATTCCTCTTTGTTTAGCAGATTCAGACATCTTACGCTTAGATTCCTCTGAATGTTTCTTTCCCGTGAAACTACTAGGTTTACCTTTTTTGGCTAGAGACATTTGTTTTTTTATTTCATCTAACTCTTCTATACTTCTATTAAGTCTCTGACCTATAATAAAAGCTGCGTAGTAATCTTTTTGTTGTAAATGTATATTGTAGTGTTCTTCTACTGTTACACATTTTAAGTTACTTAGATCGTTGTTTTTTCGATTACCGTCAATATGATGAATTTCATACGGTCTATCTTGTTCGTCGTTAGGGATGGTTCCATTAACTTGTTCCCATATTTGTCTGTAATGCATCTTAAATAAGAAGGCCCTAATAAAGTGACGCTGCGACCTGTCAACTCTAAAAGGGCCAATAAATTATTTATTGTAGATACTAGTCGCAGTAGTATACTATCTATAATAAATATTAGTAAAATACATTTTTAGACATTTAAAGTCTTATCCCACCCACTGATGTGTAGTCTTGTTAAACCTCTTAGCTTGTACTTTTTAGCCATTTCTAAGCTGAATTGTGTTCTTTCGTGGAAATTTTCTTGACTATCCATTCCAGGCATTATTACTACGTTCTTCAACGGTATATTGAAAGGTTCAATAAAGTCTCTAAATATCTCCTTAATATCATCCTCTGTACTAACGACAAACTTAAACTGGTAACAGCTGTGAGTCATAATACGTTTAATCGCCTCTGGATTAATACGTTGTTTCTCAGTCATACCTGAATTAGATAATTTAGGTGAGCAGTTGATTTGATCTAGCAAACCAAATAGTTCATTATCAATATACACAGTACCATTGGTTTCAATTTCGTTAAATATATTAAAATTAGCATTATAACATGGTAACCAACTTCCTGCATCTGATAACTCATATCCAGGTAATGTTTCTGTTAGATATTTAAGAAAATTAACAATTGCTTCTTGATGTCCTTTAATTGTCGGTTCACCACCAGTCCAAATGATATGGATTGTACCGTTCTTAATATCATCGTAGATACCTTGTTCTTTCCACCTATCAATTAAATACTGAAACTCTTTATCTTCACCTCTCCATAACCACTGACTTGTTGAATCACAAGTCCAAGTTGCTTTACCTTCTTTAACTAAATCACCTTCAAATATTTCTCCGTCCTCCAACGATTGTTCTTTAGCTAAATTATTTGCAAACTGACGAGACATACCGCAAGTCAAATTACAAATACCTAAACGAACAAAGTAGGAAGGCACCCCAGATGAAATGCCCTCACCTTGGACAGAGTAGAAGTCTGAACTAATTAATAACTTATTTGGATCTATTTTACTCATTTAAAAAATGTTTTAATGTAATTAAGTATAGGACTGATGTTTTGCCAATCTAATATTACTGATAATATACTGAAATGTTTTTCACCACATAATCCTAATATGTGTTCTATTTCATGTATCATAGTTTTATTTTATGTATGAAGCTGCGTTTTTATGATTCTCTGCTACGTCTACTCTTGTAACATAAACTCTACCTTCTGTTTCATTTGAAACAAACTGATCTACTTTTTCAAAGACGTACTTTGCAAACTGTTCAGCACCTACTGCTGGTATTACTCTTAATTGAATAATTCTCTCCTCGTGCATTAATTTAAATTGAGGTAGGAAAGGATCATCCTCAGCAACTACTGTTGTATGATCAAACATATAGTCAAACCATTCCTTTGGATTATAACCATCTATTTTACCGTTAGCTCTTTTCATTCCACCAAAGTCCCAAACCCAATTTCTGTGATCTAACTCTCCTTCAAAATATACTTTAATTTCTACATCATATCCGTGTAGATACTTGCAATGTGTACCATCTGCTTTCCACTGTCTGAACACTGTTGAAAAGCCGTCAAAGACTTTACTTGATTGGAATTTCATAAAACTAAATTTAAAACGAACTTACGTAGACTTTTTTAAATGACAAAATTCTTTTTTTATTTCTTCAATTCCTTGATTATGAGGGGGATCGAAGGGACAATGCCTGCATTTACTACCACAACAGAAACCTCTTTCTAGTAGGTAAAGAGCCGTAAAAACGACTCTATTACCATCTAAATAATAATGCTTGCCTTCTTCGAATTCCTTTACAATTGGCATCTTAGACTATTTCACAAGCACCTCCTGCACAAGCAGCTTCACCTTTTAGGTCGGTATTGTCATTATACTCAACTACTTGAGATAGATCAATATTGTGTAGACTACCTAACTTCTCCTCATACTCTTCCTTAGTCGAATCTTCAAAAGGTGCTTGAATATAACTATGATCTGAGAATGGAAGTACCGACAAGCCATTATAAAACTTTCTATTTTCCCACATCCACTGACCTACACTTTCCCACTCACCATCTTTAATAGATACAGTAGCTGATATGTTGTGTGTGTTGCTACCGTTTCTATGTCCAGGTTTAATCCAGTTTTGATAGAAATGTTTAACTCTTTCAAGTAGATCTAAAGCAGACTCGTGTCTTAGGATAGATCCTTCTGGTGCCTTTTGAGGTACTGAGATGACAGCTGTGTCATGTGGACGAAAGTACTCATCTTCAACAAGCTCAGGATGATGAATAGCCAAGTATGTATAGATAGCTTCATTCTTACCTACTCTTATTCTACGAATGTAGTAATCGTTATGCCAAGCATGAATACCACTTGAAGTACCTAAAGTAAGTGAAGAAGTGCCTGAGGGCTTAATAGTTGTACATCTAGCAGCTGCGTTGATACCTAACAACTTAGCCACTCTCTCATTCTCTACTTTTACAATTTCTGCTGCTTGTTTGAGATCAAGTTTCTGTGCAGCTCCAGATCCAATGCCTGTCATACCTACACCAATCAAAGCATCCTTTTCAGTAGTACGTTGCCACACTGGTCTTAGGTAATGGAAGTTGGTGTAAGATGCTTGCAAAGTACCAATGAACGTTGCTGCTTTTACTCTAGCATTTAGATCATCTTGATCTACAACATCACTAACGTTTACTTCACATAGGTTACAGAATTGAAAAGGACGAAGTGCGATTTCGCAACATGGGTTAGTACCCCAATCCTTGTCGTTGTTGAAATAAATACCGGGTTCACCAGCTCCACTAGCTTTGATCTTTTCCCAAAGACCAAAGAAAAAGTCCTCAGTTACTTTACTTCTAAGAAGTACTGCTGAGTTATTTGCACGTCCTCGTTGAGGATGGAGCTCCCACCAAGAACCTGACTTTGCTGAAATCATCTCTTCGTCGTCAGCACTAAACAAACTAATCAATGCTGCTCTACGAATACCACCTGCAAGTACTGCATCTGCGATGTGACAGATGATATCATGTACTTCAATTGGCTTTAACTTTTCGTTATCTTGTTTAGAATCTAAAATACCTTGTACTTTAATTAAACATTCTTTTAAAGGTTGAGGACCAGGTGCTTTACCTCCTGAAGTAATCAAAGCTGCACCTTTTGGACGAATGTCTGAAAAATCAAACACTGGAGTAGTACCACCTTCGAAGTAAGACTTCACAAGTACTTTAACAGCATCTGCCCAACCTTCAATACTATCACCTATTAGGAATCTTCTATTCTTCTTTGGATCTGGTTTTCTGATCTCAGGTAACTTTTCAATGTGATGATACTGAACAGAGTATCCGACTCCTGTTCCTCCTAACAAAAGAAACATAGTTTCACCAAAAGCTCTCCAATCGTCTATAGGTAGATATGCACAGTTGTAAATACGGTTAGGACTAATCTCAATAGGTTTGCCTGCAAACTGCATTGAACGCATTGAAGGAAGTGCTTTTTTATCATAAACGAAACTATAAGCATTCTCAATCTCGTCAGCAAGATGAGGAAATTTTGCAAGGTGCATGTTCTTATTCCTAGTAACTAAATCATTCCAAGTTTCTCTTCTTTGTAACTCAGGAATGTACTTGCTGTACTTCATGTAGACAGTGATGTCCGATAGAATGCTCTGTGAAATGTCCATTTCAATTTTAAGTTTTAGTTTTTTAAAGATAGGTTATGCACCCGAAAGTGTATCTTTTTTCGGGAGAGGTTCAAAACCTGTTAATACTTGTTACTGATTATCCAGGCAATACACCCTCTTCGAAGAGCTTGCCTAAATATGTATCCGTTACCTTAGGAGGTGTAAAAAGAGGATCAGCTTCGTTTAGAGCAACTAGGTTATTGGTACCAGTTCTCTCCATGTTAAAAACGAATTCTTCATAAGTGTCCTGAACAACAGGAGGTCCAAATGCGGACTTTTTCTCTTCATACAAGGTAAGCAAACTCATATTCTCGTGATTTGTGTTAATAAATAGCGTTATTTCGCTAATTCGAAGAATTTTTGCTGTAGATAATTTCTTTCTTCACTACTGAAGCTAGATGGTGTGTTTGTTTTAACTACAGCATTCCCGTTCTCATTTAGACCTAACTCCTCTTCTCCCAACTCGTTAGCACTAATATCTATGTGACCATTGTTCGTGTTTATCTTAGCAGAATAGGTCATACCGTCAGATCCATACCTATTTTTCATAATATGTATTCTACCTGTGCCGTTTACTTTATCCTGCCTTTTTCTTGATAGTGATATTGCAAAATCAGCAATCATCATCTTATTATAGGAACCAGCTGCCTTATCACCTTCGATAATATCATCTTTGGCACCTGCTCTGTTTACTTGTGATACAGTCCAAATTGGTACATTTAGTTCTCTAGCCATTCCTTTCGTGGATGTATAAACGTCATCTATCTCATCTTTCCTATCAATAGATTTTCTTTTAGACTTTAGTAGGTCGACGTAGTCTATAATTACTAGATCAGGAGGATAACCTAAATCTCTACATTTCTGAATATGGGATTCAATATTAGCAATGGATGCTTTACCCATTGCAAATTCCTTAATAATGAGTTTACCAGTTACTTTTCCAACAATTTCATCAATCTCACTTCTATGTTTGTGTAGATCTTGAACTCCAATTCCTGTAAATACAGAGTCGTATCTCCTTCCTACATAAAACTCGGAAAGTTCTAAAGTATAGTGACAAACATTGAAACCCATAGACGCAGCCTTTGCTCCAATATTAACTAAGAACCAACTCTTACCTCCACCTGGATTACCAAATACTAAACCTAAATCACCTGCACCAAGTCCACCCATTAAAAGTTCGTTGAGATGCACCCACGAAGTTGGTATTGCTTTTCTTTCTTCTTCTCTGTACCTTACTTCAGTATCCTTTTCATATTCATGACCAATGTTCTTATCTTGACCAGCTTTGAGAGCTGTGTCAATTAGGTACCTAATGTCATCATATTGTCCTTTCTCTAATAAGTCTACTGAAGATAATAATGCTTTCTTCAATTGTTGATTCTTACAAAAATTACTAAACTCTTGCTCAACATATTCTCTATCTTCATTACTAGCTTTGTAGGATTCTTTTAATTGTTCTATTACCGAGATCTTAAGAACATCGTTATCTATTTTCTTAACTTCAACTTGTAATGCATCTAAAGTTGGAGTTGCATGGTATTTGTAAAAGTATTTTAGAATTTCTTCTACTATCCATTTGTGTGCTGGATTGTCAAAATAATCCTCTTCTAGTATATCATGTATGCCTTGTAGAAACTCTCTGTGTTTAAGTAAACTTGAAAGAACCTTTATTTGAAATCCAACACCGTAAGCGTTAAGATGATTTAATACTGCCATAACTTAATTTTCAATAATGTACTAATGTTTAATTAATTTTCCAACTGATAGTCTTTCAATTTTGCAAAAGTTTCACTTAGCCAGATTTGTGGATTAAGTAAACTCTTACCTAACTGATCTTCATTACAAAGTTTTAAAAACGTTTGAGGATCGTAGTGAGAGTTGGGATTAGATACCATGTAGTCTAACCTTACAATATCCTCTTCAGGAATGTTTGGTTCTCTTAGATCCATCAATTGTTTGTTAATTAGAAGCTGGTGTCTGTAGTTATAAACATCTCTATACTTGCCTGTTTTGTTTTCCGATTCTTGAATTAAATCTGTTAATGAAACTGTTTCTTCATTCTTTAATTCAGGATACAATTTTATAAGTGTCTTTAGCGCTATACCTTTTACACCTGGAACGTTATCACCTTTATCTCCTACTATAACTTTGTGAGTTAGGAAGTTGTTTGGATGAACGCCAAACTCCTTTACAACGGTATCAGTATAGTATATTGTTTTCTTAACAGGAGAGAAGATAGAAATATTTTCGTTAACTAATTGAAGATAGTCTTGGTCTGTTGAAAGTATTACAACCTTTTCTTTAAATTGTTTTGCAAGATATCCAATCACATCATCTGCTTCTATCTTATCTATTGCAACAAGATCAACTGGTAGGCACTTAAGATAATCTATAAGTCTAATAATCTGTTGAGTGATTGCTTCAGACTCTTCTTCTTGATTATCAAAAGCATCCCAATTTGTAATCTTAGTTATGTGTCTGTTAGCTTTGTATTCAGGATACAGATACCTTTTGTTTGTTGATCCTCCCTGTCCATCAAACACAAGTATAACACGAGTTGGTTCTATATGCCTAATTACAGAGCCAACAGACTTTAAGTAACCTGATAGACCTCCTATGTGGTTACCAGTTGGATTAATATGGTGTATTGCTGCAAAGCTTCTGAGAAAGGTGTTAAGTGAGTCTACTAATAGTACTTTACTATTCTTGTGCTGTGTTTGTTTCTCTTGATCCTCTATCTGTTTGAATATCTCCTTGTAATCTCTCACGTTCTTTTTTTTGTTTTGATAAAGGATTAGCTAACCTGTCAGCTATTCTCTCACTTACTATCTTGATATCCCTTTCAGTGGGATGATAGTTATTCATTAGATGACATGGAATATCATCCCACGAGCTAAGATAACTCTGAACATTAAACCCTCTTTTCCTACATTCATTATAAAGCTCTATGTATCTGTCTTTGAGATACCCAAGTTTATCATAAAAGAATGATACATGACCCTTACCAAGAGTAAATTCTTTAGGAGCTGTTTTAAGATTGTATCTACCTCTTGATACGACATTGGGTATTCTTTTTAACTCTCTATGCTCAGCCATCAAATGCTTATCAGTAAGCTGCTTGACAGGTATGCCAATATTAATCCTAGTCATAACTTTTATTTTAAATATACTACTATTCTGTTTCAGTAGCGTCGAAGATGTCTCTATTATCTTCATCGGATTCTATAACAACCTCAAAGTCTGTACTACCAAGTGCTTTTAACCAATCCTTTGAGTGTTGCTTCTTATAAGCATCTATTGCTTGTTTAGTATCGTCAATAAATCCGTGTGCAGTCATAATAACCTTACCTACTGATGTAACATCATTAACGTGGTTCTTGTCGCAACTGATCTTTGTACGCTTTGCAAACTCTATTTCCTTTCCACCCTTAGTAGCCTTGATCTTATTTGTACCTGAGTTTGTAACATTACCAAATGTTATAATTAGACTTGAATCAAAGTACATTGTATCACCACCCTTATTCTTCATTTTAGGTTGTGCCATAATGTTCTCAGCCTTAGCAACCCAAATCTTATTTACAGCAACCATAGTATTTGTGTATGGTTGTGATTGTTTTCTTGAAAGAACAATCTTTTGATTTATAAAATTACCAAATTGCTGAGACATTGCTCCTGCATTCCACTCATTGTTGTTCTTGTTTGACTCAACACTAAGTCTACAAGGAATTGATCCGACACTATCCCAAAAGAAACAAAGGTCGTAAGGTAGTCTACCGTTCTTTTGCTCATCCAATAAGTCGGCAATAAAGGCTGCTACATCTTCAATTGTGTTTAGTCTTTCTCTATCTACATAAATGAAAAAACCTTTGTAGTCACTTACTTCGCCATCTGCATCAGGTACACCTTCAAACTGTAGACCCATCTGCTTTGCATGCTCCCAATTCCATTTCATCTCTGTGATAATGAACACTGGAAGTATTCCCATCTTCTGACAGTTTACAGCTGCTTCTAATAATGCTGTAGTCTTTCCTGTATCTGAATGACCTCTAAGAAGAGTAATGTGTCCAATTGGTATTCCTGGAACTGATAGACAGTTTTGAAAAGCTTGTGATAGTGGAATCCACTTTTGCTCTTTCATCTTTATAGAAGTACTTGAAAGATTCTTTGATTTGATAAACTTATCAAGATCAAAAGAACCCTTCAATGCATCTCCTATGTTTTCATTCAACGATTTAGCCATAAAATTATTCTATATTAGAACGGTGATTTAAACAGAGCATCGAACTCATCATCTACACTCTTCTTTGGTGTGTTAAGTGCAAATGCTGCTGGTTGTTCTTTTTCTTCAACCTTAGCTTCTGCTGCAGGTGCTGCTGGCTCTTCGGTTTCAGGATTTAACCAACCTAACAAAGACTCTTTCATCTCGTCGTAAGAATACTTTTTAAAGATACTAAACGGCTCAGGTTGTGTGTTTAACCACTTTTGTACTTCGTCTGCACTTTCAGATAGAGCAGTAATCTTAGTACGAACACGTACTTTAGACTGATTGAAGCTTGTACCATTTGTCTCAGGTCCAGTTGTTTCAATTGTAATGTCGCGACCTTGAATAGGATCTGTGTAATCTCCTACATCTGGGTCATCAGCAATACTTAACAACTCTTGATAAACCTGCTTTCCAAACTCCCACAAACGAACTCCCTTTTCTTCTTCACCTCTAACAACAACAGGAGCAAACACTCTCATCTTAGGTTCTAACTTCTTTGCAAGTGACCAATTATCCTTATCACTTGTCTGTCTTAATTGTTTTGCAAATTCTACGATTGGGTCTTTCTCTCCAAAGTTTGCAAGAGAGATCATTGTACGATTACCAATACCGTAGTGTACAAAAACTTCCTTAAAAGGATTTGATTTGTCGTAAACAGAAGGTACGATACGTACACTGTGTTTACCAATTGATGGTTTCCAAAGGATTAAGGACATATCTCTTTTCTGTCCACCACCCTGACGTTGATTCTGAAGAGCATTCAACTTGCTCTTAATTGCGCTAAGATCCATAGCCATATTGTGATTTTTTGTTTTCTATACGAACATAGAGAAAATAATTCAAACAAACAACTATGCTACTACGATTTTATAAATCTTTGTTGTAAGTTTTTTTAGATCTTCTCCTTGTGTGAGTAAGACTGTGTTTCTATAGTGAGACCAATCCACTCTAAATGAAGTATCCAACACTCCTTCATTTAAACTTTTAATTAATAGATTTAAACTGTTGATTGTATACAGTGTGTTGGTCTCTTTCTTTCTATGTAGCAGTATTGTGTTAGGAAGAATTTTAGCACTACCATCTTGCACCTCTATATTATAGGTACAAAGTAGCTCGTCGGAGTCTTGAGATTCCAAAACGAAAATTTTATTATACATGATTACGTACTCTCTCTTGATCGTATCTAATGTTTCATCAAGCTTGGTTCTAGAGGAGAACGTGCAAAAAAGCTTATTCTTCAATTGCTCCTGTGTTAATTCCAAATATTCCATAATAAATAGTAGTAATTAGCTATTAAACGAATAGTTAGAGCCGATCCTAACTTTTACCTTGTATCCGTCTTCTTCTAATACGTTTTTAATTTCTTCTAATGTCTGTCTTCCGTCTAACTTACTGAAATCCACTAAGATAGAATCGTAGACTACTAATATAACTTTACTTTTTTTATTGATTAGTAGCTCTCTTAGTTTTGATAGCTTCTTTATATTGTTTACAGTTTCTAAGCACTGAACATAATAATTGAAGAGTTTTTGAGGTGTTGGATTCTCAATTGTGATCTTTCTACCGTTTGGTAACAAAAGGAAACCAGTTTCTTTGTACCTAGACCAAGAAGCTTGTATTAGTTCGTCAACCTCATTAAATAACTCTATACCCTTGTAATCAGCTTCAATACCGTTGTAAAGCTGTCTAAATGTTATCTTTTTGGACTCTTGGTACTCTTCTGCTGTAAGTTCTTCCTTACCAAAATACTCCCTACCTAATAAAGTATGGATTGATTCGTCACTTGGTAGAGTTAAGTTTAACATATTAGCTATCAATCTAATGTGGTATCCATCAAAATCAAACTCTACAAAAGCATCGTTTTCTGGTATAAACGATCTTCTTGAGTTATTATCTTTGTTAAATGCTAAGAAGTTTATACCATTGAAAGTATTTGTTGGTCTCGAAGTTGTGTTGTATAGGTTGTAACTTGTGTAGATTTTACCGTTCCTAACAGATCTAGCTTTCCAAGTAGGTTCAAAGTACTTATCAAAAGACTTCTCATCTATTTTTAATCCGTTTTCTTCTACCCACTTATAAGCCTTATAGAATTCGTTTTTCCACGGCAAATTTTCTTCCTTTCCTATAAAAGGTCTAATTACATCAAACAAACATTCACACCTCTCATAATGCTTAGAAATAGGTATAATCGTGTTTTCTTCTTCCTGGTATTTGAATTTGTTGTAGAAATCTAAATGTAGAGGTGTATAACAATCTGTATCAGGTAACTTTCCTGTCGTATCTAATACTGTTTGGTTTACATCTACGGCATTTTCTAAAGGAAGAAAATAGGAATGCCACTTAATATCCAATAAGTAAACCTTTTCCTTAGTTGATAAGAAGTTAACTATGTCTATCAATTCAATAGAGAATGCTTCTGAATGTTTGATTGGGAAGATGTAACCTTTCTCAAAATCGTTGTAGTAAATGACACAAGCCGAAGTTAGGCTTGGGTGTGATTCTTCATTAAGTGATACCAGCTCTATGAAACAAGTTTTTGTTTCTTTTAGTTTACTAAGCTGCTCTTTTGTTTCTATAATGTAATACATAACCTTTCATGAACCTTACAAAGATATTTTCATCTTTGCAACATCTATTGATCTATACGTGCAAACTTGGTATAGTTTCCACCAATGTACTCTACTAAACCTGAGAATGTTTCATTCTTTGCAATAGTAACTCTTCTGTTAGTTGTGAGAACACCACCTTTAATTTGGTATTGTGATACTCTCGTGTCTTCTAAAGGACCGGTTAATTGCCAAAGCATGTTTGTGTATTCGTAACCTAATATACCTGGTGATACTATTTGATTAGATAAACTTGAAAAATCGGACTCAGAGATTTCAAAAACATAGCCAGGACCTGATACAGTTTTCGCAAAGTATCTCATGAAGTAACCTTTTGTATAATCTTCCTCAAGAGGGAATGGATAGTATGGCTTTAACTCTGTTAAGAAAGTTGAATCCAAATCATCTACTTGTTGTCCCTTTTGTTTTAAAGATGCATCGTAGTATGAGCTGTTAACATTAATTGTTTTACCACCTCTTGATTCATCCAATCTCTGTTGTATTGGTGTTAGTTCTTCGTTAGTACCTATAACTGGATTAGCACCTGCAAATGCTCTACCGTCGTATGTAATGTAATACAAACCAGTATAAGGTGTTCCGTTAGGTAACTTAAAAGACTGACCTCTTGTGTACAAGTCAGTCTTAATCATTGTCAAAGGATAATACCTTAATGCCATTGTTACAAGCTTTTAATATAATCTACTACTTTTCTACCTTCAGCAGGTTGCTTTCTTGTTGTTGTTTGACCATGACCAATAACTTGATCTTTATTGAATCCTAAATATCTAATCAATCTTACAGCAGCCCTGACTTGAATATCTAGAACATCGTTATCATCATTTGCTATAATTTCTACACCAATAGATGTTTCATTGTAGTACGCGCCACTTGTATCTCTTCCTCCTGCATGCCAACCCTTTGTACCATCTGGCATAAACCTGTGGATATTACCTTGTCTATCAATAACGTATTGTGCAGGTAAACCTCTACAGAAAAATACTTGGTATACGTCTTCTACTGTACCTCTTCCTCCTGTATGATGTACTATAAAATACTTTGGTCTTTGAGCTATGACACCCAAATCAAATCTATTCAAAGTTGTGTCATTTATAATCTCTGATTCATTCAAAGCAGGTACATTATTAGTTATAGGTATGTTTGAAGTACCTCGTACAAAGCTTAAGTTTGGATAGTATGTTCTAACATTATCAATATTGATAGATTCTGTTTCAGGTACTAACGGAGCACCAGAATAGTTTTGGGTAGGTTCACAATCACTACGTGTTAATGGTGTAGTAGCTTTAATTATAGGTTGTTGAGTACCTAATTGAGGTGTTGGTGCAGAATAACTTTTTACATCCTGTAATCTTATCATCTGACCTTTTATCTTAGTAAGCCACTGATTGTTATCTAAAGTATGTGTAAGTCCAGATACAATAAATCCAACCTTGGTGTTAATACCATTACCTCTTAGCGATAGTGGTAGTCTGTCTTCTGGTACAGTGAAAGCATTACCCATTACAATGCCACTTATACCATCTATAGTCATACTCAAATTTGCAGGTATAAAAGGTGCTGCATAGGTTGCTGGATCCAAGGATTTCCTATCTGCCATACTACTGATGTAGTAGTTTATAGCAAAGTCAATTCTACCTGGATTTAAGTACTCTCCACCTTGATAGATAGCTAAAATATGAGAGTTGAATTTTCTTGCTTGATCTTTATCAACCTCTGTGTTTTGTACTTTAGTACTGTTATTGGAAGTGGAGGTTAGTCTAGTAGAATCTGTTATTTGTGGTTTATATGCATCTACAAAGTCAGCATTTAAATAACTAAAAGATGTATGGTCTGTTGAATTCACAGCTAAAGGTGCAGCCTGTGCAGATATCGCTATCTGCTTAGACATAGCAGTATTAATGTTTGTTTTAAATTCAAACTCCCTAACCATACTATTCAAGCCAAATATCGGTATCATACCATATTTAGGATTTCCGTTAGCATTAGAATCGTATGATATCTTGTTAAGAATACTTGGTTCATCTGACTTGTTTGGTACAAACTGGTCATCTTTAATTACAACTGTATTTGAGTCATCATCGTAGGAAACTCTAAACATGTTGATGTTACCACAAGATTTGTTAATGCCTACTACTACAGCATCTAAAAACCCTTTTAAATTAATAGCATGAGTTGGGTCACTACTTGTAAAAGATTTAAGTGTGTCAAGTAGAAAGTCGACATTTAACAATATCTCCATAGTTTTACCTTGGTAGGCATTGTTCTTATTCTTAAATCCTGGTATGAATTTAGAAACTATGTTCTTCTCTGGTGTTAAACCTACTTCATCTTTTACATCTCCTTTCTTTGGAAATTCAGTATCTCTAATACTTTCTGGAAATAGTAATTTGTAATCTTCGGTACTGCCTTCGTAAGGTATTAAACAAGTTAAAGGATCAACACTCAGATGATAAGGTGATGTTAAACAAAAGTTGTATTCTGGATTGAAATCCAAATATACATAAGGACGTTTGTCTGTGTCTTGTTTAGAATCGTAAATCAAACACATACTATTCAAGAAAGCTAAAAGATAACCAAACTTGATATAAACAGGGAAGTTGTATGGGTTTGTGTTATCCTGTATCCTATATTTTATATAATAAGCAGTGCATAATGAATTGAAATCTACATCCTGTATTCTGTTAAACAAAGTTGGATCAGCCATTAAGCTGCTATTGAATCCTTTTCTTGCGTACGGAATTAGATCAAAAGGTACTTCTTCTTCATTAGGTGCTAAAAGATTGTTTAAAACTCTCAGTGAACTTCTAGTTATGTTAGAAGGTACTACTGTTTGATTTGGTGAATCTAATACACCATTCAAAACGCCATCAAGAAAAAACTTTCTCGTTAGGTCTATAATGTTTACAGAACTACCTGAATTATTTTTTATTTTTCCAGATTGTGTTTGTACTTCGCTTTTAACTGCATACAACATTGCATGGAGAGCAGATGCAAACTTTTGAGCTTCATCCTTTTGTTGAGGTGTTGAGTTATTTACAACTATAACAGTCGATTCTGCACCTAAAACACCACTCATAGGTATTGTTACTTCTTCAGGTGGTCTTGTAAGAATCTGGCTAATATAAGAAGGATCGTTAGTTGTAAAGGTTATAGTAGGTACTTCTATACCATTAGCTAAAGGTTGCAACTGCAAAGGACCACTTAATAACAAATCTGGGTAGGTATAAGTTCCACCTAAAGCAGCAGGAATGTCTATTCCTATCTTAGATAATAAAGTTGCTACTCCACCTGAATTATCTCTCAAATAAATTACTGAGCTGAGATCCGTAATATTCCATGTTGGAGTTGCACTTGAAAACCAATTTTGAAGTATTGTAAGTGCATCTGTCCAGTTTTGACTTTGACTTTTTGTTACGTTAAATATAAAATAAAATTGCTTGTATTTGGTTTGATCTTCAACATCTCCAACTTCTTGTTGATAAGTGTAGACAAATGATACTTGGTTTACGTTAGTTTGATTTATTCCTAGTCTTAATGAAATTGTATTGTTAATATCGTTTGTTATACTAAATTTTGTTGTTTTGTTTATACTGGAAAAATAAGTGTTATTTTCTCTAGCCTCAACTGCAAAAAAATAATCCTTATTTGTAAATGCTTGTACTAAATCTGATGATATTACGTATGGTGCTAAAAAAGAATTAAATATTAAACTTTTACTAAAAGAAAAATCATAAGCTTCTCTAAAAATAAAGGTATCTATATCATTAGCTCGATTTTCTAAAAATTTTGTATTTAGTACTACTGGTTGTGGATGAGTAGGTTTTACGTCGGCTGGTATTAGAAATTTGATACTTGACTCATCAGGTATAAATAATCCTGTTCTCTGATTATTTAATCTTATATTGTCTTGTCCGACAGCTTTGTAGTAACCTACACTAAAAAATGAAAAGTCTGAGTAATCTCTGTTGGGATGTACAAAGTATGAATAGTATTGATTAATGAAGTCCTCTCTACTAAGAGTACCATTAGGTTGATCATATTTGTATATGTTATTATATACGTCATCAAAATTTGTTGCTGGGTCAGGTAGAGGTCCCGCTAATTGCTGTTGTGCAGCTGCTGCTCTCTGGGCTGCTTCTAGTTTCCTTCTCTCCTCTCTTTCTGCTGCTTCTTGAATTTGTTTTTCAATGCTTTTTTGTTGCTTTTCAAAATCTATAAAGATTACATCAGGCATCTTGTAGGATAGGTTGATGCGTAAAGTATCAATAATAGAACCTAGTCCAATTATTTTAAGAGTACAATCATAACCACCTTCTTGATTGAATGACCAAGTAAAGTTAGATACTATACCAAGCATTCCGTCATAATTACCATCTGTCTTTTTTCTTTTCCTAGCTATTTCTTGTTGTACAGTTTCTTTTCTTGTATCTGTGAATGCATCTATACCACCATCACTGGTTGTGAAAGTACCGTCTACATTTCTACCTGATAGGTTGTCGAAATATTGTACGTGACCCCATTCTAAGATCATTGAATATCCTAATCTAAAGTATAATGCTTCTATGACATTAAGTTGTTCAATATTCCAAACCTTGAAGTCTAAGTTTGCTTCTCTCAAAGATCCAAGCACACCTTTTGATTCGATTGTTACATTTGTTAAACCTGGCATGGGTCTGTAGCCGTTACTCTTAGTACCACCCATTCCATAAGCTCCATCATCACCAAAACCTTGCCTTAGTGTGATATTGTTAGTATTTTCATTGTAAGATGTACCAGCTTGTAGTATCCAATTTTTAGCTAAACTGTCAGGTTGATTATATTGTGTAGTATCTAATTGATAGGCTTGATAGAAAGATGACAAATCTTGGTATTGTTCTCTGTTAGTTTGTATCCTAACAGAAGATGTTAGTTTTACCCAAGACATCTTATTAGCTAAAAACAAAACTTCCTGAGTAGATCTTCTACCATTAACACCTGTTCCAATGCTGTTTCTTCTTGTTCTTATGTCTAATTGAGTCAAAACAAATTCAGCAAAAGGAGCACCAACTACGTTTGATAATCTTTCTGTTGGCATTTTATGTAACGTTATTTTGTAAGTTATAAGATGTTAAAATCTCTGGTAAGTTTGTTGGTATCCTAAGTTGAATACCAGCTGGCGGATAAATTGAATCGCCAGGTAATGCATTAGCTGATGCAATAATCCACCACAAACTAGAATCCTTATAGAAGTCAAAAGCAATTAAATCCAACCTATCCTCAGCTGTTGTAATTACATAATAGTCGTCGTTAGTTGGTTCAATAGTTGGATATACGTTTGTTTGGTAATAGACACTACCAGTCGTATTTAACTTTGTCGTTCTTATATTTTGATACCTATTTGCCATTTTTAAAATCTAAAATTTGTATTCACTGCAGGTGTTGATAAGCTTGATAACCTATCTCTTTCTATTTTTCTCTGTTCTAATTTAGCTGCTCTTCTTTCTCTTGCCACTTGTCTTTTTAAATTGTTGACAAATTTACTTTTCTTTCCTGTACCCGTATTTGATAATGCTGCATTACCATCTATTCCATTGTTATTTGCATTGATCTGGTTTGTTAGAGGGTCTTCAGACATTGCTATATTAGAAATAGTATCAGCTTCATTTGTTTTTGGATTAACATAATCTGTGAATCCACTTAAATATCCAGTACCGTCATTAACAATAAGAGGTACATCGTTATTTGTAGCTGTAACTCTACGTGGAAGAATATCCATAATTGGTAGAAATGTAACACTGATATTAACTAAGTGAGGTAATTGTGCTACATCAGATTCTGTTTCAGGACCGTATAGTTGAATCTCCCAAGGTGTATTTGAATTGTCTATTGTTATATCTACATTTTGTAAGAACCCTGGCATTCTATAAATATAATCTCCTATAGTCAATCCAACAACAGAACCTCTCATTAAATTTGAATTTTGAGAGTAGTCTGGATATACTTGAGACATTAATGCGTTGAGTTTTGTGTAGAGAGGTTTCATCTCACTTCTAGTCTGTACGAACACTTTGAAACTAAAAGAGATTGTTCTATTGAAGCCTTGATAGGTTCTAAAAGTCTCACCTCTACCTAAATACTTAAATGTATTATATTCAGCTGTGTTGCTATCTGATATGTTTCCATCTAAAAATGCTCTAAATACTAAAGCCATAGCTTTGGAAGGATCGTCATTGTCTAAACACTCAAAAGCAAACTTAATTATATCCTTTGTCGATTTGTCCTTTTCCCAAGGTGTATCATTTGTATTATAATAGAAAGGATATAATGAATTTACTAAATCATTTCCACCAGGTTTAGTAGTTAAAATATCTTGTATTTCAATTGGTGCACCTGGATTACCTATACCAAAACCACCAACACCATCATAAGGGTTTGCAATATTGTACCTCGAATACAGGGTATATGGTACAGTTTTACCTTCTCTTAGTTCATATCTAAAATCTTGTATAGTTACAGCTGTAGGAGAAGTAGATTCGTGGGTATTTTGTGCAGCTATCTGTGCATAGGTAAAAGCAATATTTGAATATGGTGTCTGAGTAACCGGATCAATAGTGGGTTGTGTATCTGTTACTCTAAATATTCTAGTGTTGCCAATACCATAAACAGAACCAGGACCTCCTGGATAGTTAAATAACTGATTGTTTATTGGAGAGATACCTAATCTATCTACTAAAGTGGGATCTGCACCTGTTGCTACGATTTCATTTCTTGTTGGATTAAAACCGCTTTGAAGATCTAACTTAAGATTCTTTAGAATAAGTAATCTGTTAGTTGTCTCTGTATTGTTTTGAGGTGCTCCAGCAATGTACTGATAAGTTCGTCTAACGTTTTCAGATATAGTTGGAAACACACCTTGCCTATTAAAGTGTGCTCCTGTACCTTGAACTTGTACTTGTGCTAATGTATTTAAAGGATTATAAGTTTGTGTAACAGGTAATACAGCGTTACCAAGACCAATATCAGCAAAGGTAATTACATTAGGTACCTGTGTTCTTGGATTAGTTAAGCCAAGACCAACTTGTTTCTGTACAAAAGCTGTACCTCTTGGTGAACTCTTTAAAAACTGTGCTATCCTCTCTCTATCAACAGTTGCACTAAGTGCACTAAAAGAACCATTTACCAACGATTGTATAGCACCCCCTCTAATTGGAAAATCTAAACTCGTCCTATTGAGTTGATAATATTCTCTAATGGCAGTAGGAGCATTTTCATTATCAATTGGAAATTGAACAAAGGGTTGTCCACTATACCCACCACCAGGTCTATCTAAACCGTATCTAAGACTAGTTAAATCTGTTTTAAAGTTTATTAAAGGCATCTTATCTTGTTGGTGATGATCTTAAAAAATCTAAATAAGTACTTTGATTGACTTGATTAAAAGTAGCATCAATAGGATTGACATTGGCTGGTACTACCGATGTTACAGTAGGGAAACTTACGCCTCTCCTAACTAGTGCTACGTTTTGAGGTGTACCTTCAAATACTCCTGTCGTTGTCTTCTTTCCTTGTTTACTAAGATTAGACTTAGTTAGTTGATCTATTATACTCATATTATACCATATTTGTTCCTGGATCTTGTTGTATAGCTGCTCTTGTTATCCTACTTAGATTCTCATTACCTATTTGTGCTGTTACATTAAAATTGAAAACAGGTGGTTTGCTTTCTGTAGCTGCTGCACCTTCGTTAGATTTCTTAGCCGTTTCTGTTGCTGTATTCATAGGCGACATACCTGTTGATGGTGCTGAAGGTGCTGATACTGATGGTGGACTACCTGCTACACCACTCATTAGTCCATTCAACCAGTTGTAAGCTTGGTATCCAGCGTAGATGCCTGCTATGGCACCAACTACGGGAACAGTGCTTAGTGAACCAACAACACTTGCCACAGCTCTTACAATAGAAATGGTTGCTAAAATTTTGGCTATTTGTACTGCTGTTGATAAATACTGTGGAAGCTTTTGTATTGCAGATGCTATTCCTTCAAAGATGCCTTTAAGAGTTAGAGCAAGTTTATTCATCTTCTCATTATCGTTTACAAACATTGTAAACTTATCTATGATACCACCTAAAGGACCTTCTAATACTTCTCCTAGTTTATCTTTCAATCTTTCTATTGTAGCATTAAATCTAGCTGCTAATTCTGCTTTGTTTAATTCTGCTTCTACTTCTTTATCAAGTAAACCTGCAATCTGCTCTCTTGTTTTACCTTGTTTTAACAACTTACTATATTGCTCTTGTAAAGAAACACCTTGTTCAGCTCCTAGTTTATTTGCTCTTTCTTGTTCTAAAAGTTGTTTAGATAACTCTTCTGTTGACTTGCCAATAGCTCTTGAAAAAGCATCTTTCTCAATAAGAGTCATTTGATTGAATCTTTGGAAAGTTACATTTTGTCTGTTTAACTCTTCCATTAATTCTGCAGTCTTACCTAACAACGCAAGCTCTCTTGCTCTTGTAAGATTAAGATTCTCGCCTGTTAAAACTTGTGCTTCAAACTCTGCTTGAATACTACTCTCAAAATCAACTAAAGATCTAGCTTGTTTGTTTACTTCATCTAAAGTAGTACCTAACTTTGCAGCTCTAACAACAGCAGCAGATAATGCTGTAGTACTGCCTTTAAAGTTTACCAGTACTTCTGAAGAAGTCCTACCTATTGCTTCTACTATTTGTTTTGTGGATAGAGCAAGTTTATTTCTTGCACCTTCAATTATTCTTGTAGCTTCAATATCAACAAAAGCTTGTTTAAATGATTTACCAGATAAAGCTGCTTGTGTTGCTATTGTGTTTAGTTGCTGTCCTGATAAACCTAATTGCTTTTGTAGTTTAGTTGCTGTCTCTAAAAACTCTTTGTTTGTAGGTACAAGGAATCCAGCAGTGTTTGAAAAATCCTCATACGTTCTAGCTACTTGACTACTTGTAAGTGCTATGTTAGCAGAAGAAGCTGCGATATTTTGAAAACTACTTTGTAGTTCTTTTGCCTTATTAGCAGTAACACCAAGATTTTTTGCAATCTCAAAAGACTTTTTATCAAAGTCTAAAACAGCTTTTACAACAAAAGATAGCAAAGAAGTTACAGCACCTAGTAATAAACCTGATCCTATGTTCTTAAGAAGTTGATCAAAACCAACATAGAACTGTTTTATTTTACTTGCACCCTTACTCGCAGCATCTTCCATTGCACGAATAATTTTTGGTGCTCCTATAAGAGAACCTAAAATAGGTATCCTAGATATACCCGTTAAAATCTCTTTTAACGAGTTCATTTGATCTTCATTCTTCTTTTGAATGTCGTACTGTTGTTGCAGATACTTAACAAGATCTGAAGCTTCCTTATTAGCATCGTTGAACTCTCTAACTTGTTGTGCAGACAAAACAATACCTTGGTTTTGTAAATTAGTTTGACTTCTTATAAGTTCATTTTGAGCATCTATAGTACTTTCTATCTGCCTTTGTATACTCGTGGAGGTTCGAAGATTCTTATTGTAAGCATTTGCTTGTCTTTCTGTTTGCCTTAAACCCGCATTAATGCTTGATAATGCACCTGTAAAATCTCTTGAAAAATCTTTAGCTGCAGCTCTTGCTGCTCGCGGTAATCGATTAATTTGGTTAGTTAAGGAATTTCTAAAAGATTCACCTACAGAAGTAAGAGTATCTCTCATTCTAGCTAACTCATCATTAACTTCCTGTAGATTTTTTGCATCAGGAAGTCCACCTTGACCAGGAACGGGCGCGTAGAATGGTTTAACGAACTGCATGTATATAAATAGAGAATTCTACTATTTCTTAGAAACCTTACTAGAATAGGTTGGCTTCTCAGCTAGTTGTTTTTTGACTGCTGTAGCAATTTGATCAGGAGATTTAAGAGTTTGGGACTTTCCATGTGCTTTATCAAACTCCTCTCTTTCTTTGATGTAAAATTCGTTGATTTCGTTGAACGTAAAACGACGAAGCCAAATAGGCATGTTATAGACCGTATCCCAGTCGTAACCACCTTTCCCGTGAAATACTATTTCGTGGATTTGTTTAAATAAATTGGATCTATACTCAGGCGGAAGGATAAAAAAAGTTAATTCCAAGAGGCAGATCTACACCCTCCTGTGTGTAGCCGTCGGAACCAACAAATGTAAATGTCATATCAATATCAGGAGTAATTTGTTTGATATACTCTCTTAAAGCTCTAGCATCACTTGCAAGTAAGTAGTTATCAACAAAATCTCTAACAGCTTTCTTATCTCTTTCACCGTTGATTGCTAGGATTGAGTGCTTGAGTCTTGTAGTTACATCACCTGATAGATTCACCTTTTTTAGACCTTTGATCTCTTCATCAATAGCTCTTTCGTCTCTGTGAGTTGGGATCTTAAAGATAACTTCATTCTTTGATTGAGGTAAAGTAAAACTAAACTCGTTTGATCTGTTTAGTAAGCTATAATCAATTTTTTTATTGTCCATAGCACTAAGATCAATTGTAACAAGCTCTTCTTCTCCTGTTACTGGATGTGGATACTTAATTTGGTAGTCTTTTCCGTAACCTAAGATTCTTGCTGCAAATAGTACTGCGTTTTTATCACCGATAACTAGATCATCGTAGTCGATCTTAGATACAATAAGAGATTTCAACAACTTATCAAATACAACACCCTGACGTAGGTAGTTTTGATTAGTAAGAATATCCTCTTCTTTAGCAGTCATATACTTCATTTCTATCTTTCCTGAGCTAAGAGGATTCTCTTCAGGATAAAGAAGACCTTTTGAAGGCAATTCTATCAGTTCGGTTGGTAAACTTAATTTAGTTTCAGGCATAATCTCTATTTTGTTATATATTAATAAATATATACAATACTGAAATTTCTGTTACCTTTCCCAAAATTTGTTAATAATATAGTCCAGCTTCTTAAAGATCCAAAGATCGTAGTGTTTATGTGGTGGTACAAACATATGAACAAAGTCTTCAATAATGACTAGAAACCATGTTAGAAGACCTCTAACAACCCTAATAGCAATTAATATGAGAATTAAATAAACTGTGTACTCCCAACCCTTATCCATGAATTGATCAAATGTCATAACCGTAATTTTGCCTAAACTTACCAACTTTTAACATACAATCCAACTTTTAACCAAAAAAAAACCCTTCCGAAGAAGGGTAATTTTGTATAAATGTTTGATTCTTAGTAGTTTAGGATACAATAATCCATGCCAATTCCAAGCTCAATTGTAATAGCGTCTTGGTTTGACCAATCGTAAGTACCGAAGTTTGCAGTCTTTACAAACGCACCTTTGATAATCCACTCACTCACCACATCACCAACAGGACCCAAGATAGACAAATTCAAGTCCTTCTTATAAAAGTCTGAATATCCATCACGACCAGTTACTGATTCATGCGACAAACGGATCCATTCCATACAAGCCTGCTGACCTGAAGGAGAGATGGGATTGTATAAGTTGAGTGTCATGTCTTGCCACTCAGCCTTTCCTTTTATTTTACGGTAAACATTGATATGGTCTAGTTTCACTTCATTCAAGTTCACGTTAGGTGCTGTTGCACTTTTGATCATGAAAGAAGGAATACCATCGATATACATAATGAAACGGTTCTGAACTGTTGGTTCAAAGGCCGTGAACATTATTTCATTTGGATCGAGTACTGGCATTTCTATGTAGTTTTTCTTCTTTTATAAATATTCGAAAACTAAGTTATTGGCTATCTACATCAACTCCTGCATTCTCAGCAGCTTTTTTTAATTCTTCAGCTTTACTTGGATCTTGTGCTTTTAATCCTTGTATGTAGCCTTTTACCTTTGGTATAACCTTATCTGCAGCAAGTACACCAGCTACTACAGCGCCAACAAGAGCAACTCCTGTTAGAAAAGGATCACCATTTGATATAGCACCCATAAGATCTTCAGCAGCTACTTGGCGACCTAAAGCTTCTTTCACATCTTTTTTACCCTTCATTTTACCCATTTCAGAAACATCAAATGCACCTGATTGGAAATCCATAGTGTCATCTTCGTCAACGTTGATTTCCATCTCGTTGATTTTCTTTTCAAGCTTCTCTTTCATAGCCTTTAGCTCTTCCAAAGAATGATTCTTCTTCTTTTTCATAGGACTCTCATTCTTATGAGATTTTTCTTCTTCACTTTTAGAAGCTTTTGGTTCTACTGATTTGCCTGCTTTAGGAACTTTTACTGCTTCAGTATAAGCACCACCTGACATATTACCACTTTTACCTTCAGCCAACACTTGTTTTGCAAGTGATTCAAAAAGCTGCTTAGTAAGTTTCAATCTAATCTTAGTGTTATTTTTCATCTAATATTACTTTTTTATTTATTGACCAAAGGTTACACCAGTTGGCAAGATGTTGAAATCAAGTTGAATAAACTCTGCTGTTCTAGTTGGTTGTAAGTAGATAGCACCTACAAGTAAGTTTCTATCAATTACATCTGGAGTGTTGTTAGTGTCATCCATTACAACTCTGAACGCATACAAACCTTGTCTTTGTTGTACATACTCTAAGTATGGATTTACTTGTGACAAGAATCTGTTACGAGTAACTGCAGTATTTTGTTCGAATACAAGAGTCTGTGCAATCTGACCAATGTACCCTTTCAATGCAATCAACAAACGTCTTACGTTTACACGATCAAGAGCAGAAGCTCTAGCTTGTAGAGTCTTTTGACCATAGATTACTGTACCTTGACCAGGGAAGATCGCGATTGGATTTACCTTAGCTGTATACAAAGTATTTCTTTGTGCAACTGTAAGTCTTCTTTCAGGTTGGATTACTGTTGGCAATCCACCACGGTTAAGACCTGCAGGTGCAAACCACTCTGCTGCTACCTTATCATTGTACTCATAAACTGCAGGTACAATTGTTGATGCTGGTACAAAGTTCAATCTACCAGTCTCTGTTGACCTAAGTTGTACCCATGGCCAGTAAGTAGCACCATAAGAGTTGTCATATGTTTGTGATAATGTAGTAGCTGATGTTAGTGATTGGTTATATCCAACCATGTCTACTACTGCTATTGCGTCTCCACGGTTTTGAGTGTTAAGCAAGATTGCAGACACTTGTGAAGCAGCATTCTGACTTGTAATACCAGGAGCATAAATTGCATTGTAAACATATGCATCACTGTTTGCAAGTAGATTGATAGCTGTGTCGTAATCTGATGCTACCAAACCTTGTATGTTATTTGCAGGTGTATTGGCAGCTAATGTTGGGATTTGTTCGTACAAGTTTAAATCAGCTGTACCAAAGCATCCAAACAAAGGACCGACCGCACCTCCAAAAGCACCATTAAGCGACCCACTACCGTTTACAGGAATTGAAGCTGTATACTGTGGTTGAGCTTGTCCAGTTGGATTTAGATAGTTTGGAGTAGGGTAGTTAACTTGACTCACTCTAACATAATTAGAAGCATTAGGATAGCTACCAGTAATCTGTAAGTATTTTTGACCTGATTCGTCAGTTAATACTTGTTGAGTTTGGTTACCGATTACATACTCAATATAATTGTTTTGATTTGGATCTAGTGAAACATTAGACCAAGTTTCAAGTACAGTTTGATTAGTTGTATAATCATCACCTTGTCTAATTAACAAAGTAAAATATCCAGAAGCTGTGTCAGCTTGAGTAATCTGCCATCTAATGTTATTAGCTGAGCCTGAAGGTAGAACACCGTTTACTGCACTAGCAGCACCACCGTTATTGTTCATCAAATCTCCTACAGACAAAGTTTCAAGTACAAAAGCAGCTGAGGATATTGATGTACCAGCACCGGCTAATGTGGCTATTGGTATAGCTGAACCTGTAGGTTGACCGTATCCTAATCCTGTGTAAATTCTTATGCCATTTGCAGAAGTACCTAGTGCTGCTGAACTTGTAAATTGTAATAAATTACTTGCTCCAGTAGTAATTGTAATTGGTAATTCATTGCTGTTTGAATTAACTATTGATGCAAGTGATGCAGTCCATTGATTTAGAGTATACGAATTACCTGCGTTAGGGCTAAAGTATCCGTAATCTAATTGTGGATTGTAGATGGTGTAATCTGTACCCCATGCTATACCCATTAAATACCAATAGTTGTGATTGTTATCAACAATCGTAAACGCTGCATTTGATGCAGTATTTGCAAAAGTGAAAGCTGATATGTTTGCACTAGCGGTTGCTCTAGCACCAGCTACTCCTACTACACTATTACCTATTGATGCTGTAGCAGCAGTATAAGAACCACTAGTAACTCTTGTCATCAAAAGAGATGTACCACCTTGCTGAAAATAGTTGTAAGCAGCTTGTGAAGTTAGGTATTCATAAGTGACATTACCTGATATAAAGGTAGTACCAAACTTAGCCTTGTATTCAGAATACGAAGTTACTACGGTTGGTACATTCTGTCTACCATATACAGAAGGGCCGATTAGGGCTGATCCTACTGTTATTGGTCCTGCTGTTATTTGAGATTGGTCGTTTTCTCTGAGGAAAACACCGGGTGAGATTAAAGCTTCTGCCATCTTAAATGTTTATTTCTGCTAATAAATAGCTATAATTAGTGGCAAAACCAAATTTATTATTTGGGGTATTTTCACTGTGAATCTTCAGGCTTTTCTTCTAGTTTTTTTAAAGTTCCGTCTTCGAAGTTAATGGAAACATCCCCATACTTTTGTCCAAGCTCTCTTAGATGTGCTTGTTGTTTTTGTATATTATCCTTAATTCCCTCTTTAACTCTTTCTAATTCTAGATCGAGAATAGTTCTTTGGTAGTGGAGATCACCAAGACTTGCTGCTAGCTGATTAGTGTTAAAACGAAACTTCTGTAACTCTTGTAATTCTTCTTGTGTCAATTTATCGCTCATATTGCTTTTTATTTTTTAGTTCTTGACTTTTTAACAGGCTCAGCGCTTAGCTTTACTTTAGATGCTGGTTTCTTAACCTTTAATTCTTTTTTAGCTTTTACAAGCTCCTCTTTTTGTTCTGGAGTTGCTGTTGGCTCTTCTGATTTAAACTCAATGTGAGTTTCTACTTGTGGATTGAAGGTAGGATCTGATGCTTGATAAGCATCTTCTTCTTTTTTAACTTTTTTTCTTTTTTGTACATTTACAACCAGTGTTATAACTATAGCTGCAACGACGATTACGAAAATTAATGCGCCCATAATGTTTGTTTTACTATATATAAATATCTATGATTTGACAAAAACTAATCTTTCTTAAGACCAAATTTGATATATTTGTACCAAACTCTTTCATGAATATAGTATTGGATAGGCTTATACACTAATTCCGCTACACCAAAAGCAGCACCTACCTTTACACTACCACTTACACCCCACATTATTATAAAACCAATAAGCGTACTTATCACTCTATAACTAACTGTCTTGGCTATATGTCGTTTCTTGCTTACTATCATTTTACTATAACTACGTTTCCTTTCCAGACTATTTCATTTGCTTGACAACTAACATGATGTTTTTCAAGTTCCTGGTTTCTTATACTATCCCAAACTAGATCCTTTGTTGTATGGACAGGTATTTCAAATACCACATCTGAACAAACATGCTCTTGTCCGTTGATTAATATTCTCCAGTAGTTACGATTGTCGGTACATTGAGTATTCCATCTTACCTTAACATCGATCATAACTTACCTTCTGCTTTCATTTGTTCACGAATCTTAGTAGCAGATATGTCATGAATCTCATCAGGTGGTACATGCTCGATTACATCATATCCAACACCTCTTCCAATATTTACTGATTCAATGTCAGGAATGATCATTACCACGATTCTTCCTGCTTGGATTAGGTCTTTGAGTTCGTTGGCTACATTATCTAAAATCTGTACTGCTGTCCAAGGATTCTTTTCATCAGGTTCTACATCTCTTATACAAATAAGAACATTCTTTCCTTGATTTAATCTTTGATCAATTAACCAACGGTGACCAGCATGCCACGGTTGCCACCTACCTATAAACATAGAATAGGTCTTGATACTTCTAGATGTCTGTGCTGTTGCTCTGGCTAGATAGGATTCCATAAACGTGATTATTTATTTTACCGACACATTCTTTTATTGATAATTTAGAAGTGTCTAAGTGTAATATACTTTCTTCTTTTGGTATTTCAAAATCTTTTACGTGAAAATTTTCTCTTCCTCTCTCACCTTCGTAGGTTAGATAAACCCATGCAACTTTCTTTGTAAGACTATTAAGATAGTCTCTTGCTTCTTTGTATGGATATACTAGAGACAATATTACATCTTGACCAACACTATCCATATAGAAAGCAATATCACTTGCTCTATTTAAATTTTTTATTCTTCCTTCTCTACTGTAATCCTTATTTACAAATAACTCTCTCAGCTTATCACCATCTATATTGTGTACTGGAAATTCGTTTGCTAGAGTTGACTTACCACAATGTGGTTGACCGAATAAAACTACTATCATGATTTGTCTATCGCTTTATAGATGTCATTAATATCAAACATTTCACTTACGTCGTTGTAAGGACACTCGTGTACTACGCCGTCAAAAGAATAGTCAAACAAATAAGAGTCTACCATTTTAACATTTCCTTTTGGAGGTTTAGCTACAATATTGTTATGTAGGTCATATCCAAAGTTCTTAGGTGAAGTACCAACCCATAACACAGTTGATTTAAGTTTCATTGCTGCTGCTGCGTGTTGCAAACATGAATCAATTAACACTCTCTTCTCTGACAGGTTTAGAATAGAAAACAGTTCGTAGTTGGACATTGGTTGGTTAATAAACTCCACACCTTGGATAGCATGTGCTGGATTTCTACCAATCTGTATAATGTGATATCTACTTTGATACCTATCAACAATGTTTTGTACTACACCATAAGGCATATCTCTTGTCCATGAGTAAACATTTTGTTGATCTAAAGGACCTCCGTTAGAGTGAATAACCATAACAGGTCTCTCTCTTCTCCAACTATGTTGAAATTCCTTTTGAATCATGTTAGGATAGAGAATAGGTTGTTGATTCTCATACTTAAGACCTAACAAATCACACCAGTTCTCAATCACATGCTTTTTCTTCATGATGTGATCTGACTGAAAGTAAGGTTCATGCTTGAATACAATAGTGTCTTTGTCTTTAATAAAGTCATCATAAAAGTAAGAAGTCATACCTACCCTATATACCCTATGGATATCAGGGTGGTTCAAGAATACTTCTGGATAGGATACTACAAGAATTAACTTCCTGTCTGAATACTTCCTCTTTACGTTGTTGATGATAGCAGTTGCTGCTACATTCTTTCCAAGACCACCCTCTATATGCCATACGACATACTTGGTGCTGTTGCTAGATTTGTCTTCCAAAACTGTTAATTTTTCGTCTTTTAGTAAATCTGATTCTGTTTGAAACCCAACCTTCATTTGTTTTATATTTGATAACCGAAATCATTAAAGAACCACCTGTAATTATCTTCTATAATTTTGCAGGCATTTGGACCTAGCACGTCTAAGAAGTCGTTTTTTACTGGTTTTAGTTCTCCTCTAATTACATGGTCTCCAAATACACCATACCACTTATCGTCTTCATGGGTTACTTGTGGTATGTTTATAAAGTCGTGTTTAAAATAAGGTAGTTCTAGGTATTCGTAGATCCTTTTCATTTGTGATTCTGGGTCTAAACACAACTCTTCAAACTTCACAAATAGAATATTTTGATGTATACCCTGTACTAACACTTGATATAATCTATCCAATGCAGGACCAATAGGTGGGTTGTTAGACCAAACTATCATCCTCTTATCTGTAGTAGTACCTGTTAGGTTACCCCAGTTTGCAATGTGGTGGTCAGTAAGAGGGTTTTGTCGATATTTTTTCTCTAAAGATGCATAAATTGCTCTAATATCCCTAACCATGCAAATAATCTTTGGGTTTGGATCGTAGGCGTTTATGAAATCGTACTCTGAACTCCATCCTCTGCATTTATCTATAACGTAAGGCTTGTCGGTTAGAGGTTCATAGAATCCGTAGATAGCTCCTTTAAGTAGAGACTTCATACCTTTTTCCATTGTCTCTGAATCTTGAGCTTTAAACTCTAGTCCATCAGTATAAATGGTACGACATGCAGACAACACCTCATACAACCCCGAAGTTGGGGTAGTATGGATGTCTGGATTTTGTCCTAATATGTTTTGGATTAACGTTGAACCGGCACGCGGCAACGAACTGTTGTAGAAAATCTTCTTTGGCATAACAAATTTTAAAACCTAATTTAATATACTGAAAAGTTCTTATTAAAAGAACATTCCATTAACACTTCCTGATACTACAGCAACAACTTCAGTACCTTGAGCTTCTGCAATAGCCTCCAAAATAACTGAGTCATCTTGACCCCATGTAGTAATTGTATCACCAGAAAGAACTACGTTATCGGCGTATACTGATTTGAAGTCTACAACACTACCGCTTTCAAAAACACAGTTACCATACATTACTCTAAAGTTTACTTGGTTAGCACCAAGAACATATTGATTAGCAACAGCTGTAATGTAAGATCCAGTGATGAATTCTGGAGATGGATTAAAAAGTCCGTCTTGAGTTGCGATACTGATTACTGGGTTAATTTGTCCGAAAATCATAGTTTTTGTGTTTTTTCTTCTCTAATAAATATCACAGTTTCTTAAATAGAATATCGAGTTGGAAGATAATTCCGTTGTATAATCCTGGAATTCTATGGTATTCTAGTATGTCTAGCATACAAAAGCCATATTCTACCATTTTGTCTACAACTTCACCAATCAAAGGTGCTCCTTCATTGTATTCTACTAGAGATAGTTCTATTAGAACGTATGAAGTTCTTTTTAAAGTTTCTTCACCACCTTTCAATATATCTAGTTCTGAGCCTTGAACATCCACTTTGATTAGGTCTATAGGATCTCCAAAAAAGTAATTACGATTATCTAGAGTCTCAGTCTCTACTTCCACTGATTCGTACTTACCTTCACCATACCAATCAGTGTTTTCTTTATACAAGGACGCTCCTGTTCCTACTGGATTAATCTTTTCAACATATAGATTTGCTTTTCCCTTCTTGTCAGACAGTGCTACAATATCGTAGGGTTTACCTAGCAGTCTTAGTGCCGGTCCGCAATTCTTATTTGCCTCAACCATTATAACCCTACAAACTGGATTTCTGTAGTATAGCTGCTTTGTGAAGTTCCCAACGTGCGCTCCGATGTCGAGTGCTGTGTTTGGGACGATATACTTGAAAAGTTTATTCTGTTCCATAAATCATCGTTTAATAGTAATTCGTAGTAGCCTACTACATGTTCTACACTAGGACCTAAATAATCGTTGTTTAGAATCTCAAACTTAATATCATCTTTCCAAAAAAAACTCATTTCGTAGATTTCTCTGTTAGGATCTCCAATTCCAACAAGTTCTGGTATGTGCTCTATAAAATTAAGCTTTGGCAAAGCTGTATAAACACCGTTCTTGAAAGTGTAAATCCACCTATGATGAATGTATCCGAGCCATGGTTGATCTGCAACCTTTGAAAGTTCTGCATACTTGCTTGGTGTTGCTATGAAACCCTCCTTTGCTATTTTAGGCATCATCTTTAGAGTAAGAGCAGGTAATGCTAGGTCTTCCAAAGTATGAGAACATAAACAAAAGTCAAATTTACCATTCTCTTCTACATACCTTTCTACTACTTTCCAATCATTTTCGTAGTTTAGATTAACTTTAAAAACCTTAATCCTACTGCTTTCAAAATCATTCATGTCTATTATGTAGTCAGTAAGATCATAGGACCAGTTTGTATAGTTTACTGATCCGCCTATATCTACAACCTTATAAGAAGAATTCTCTTTCTTCTTACTTCTAATATACTCTTTTACGTGTTCTCTTATGCCTGGAGATAATTGTATATTATAAACCATTTAAAAGATTTGTCCATTCATTAATTCTCGTATCCCAACTCCATCTCGGAGCATAAACTTGTTTTTGAAGTTCTAATTCATCATCTAATTTACCTATCTTAATTTTACTAATCTCGTCTTCTAGTATGTCTGCAAACACTTTTGCGTGTTTGTCTTTATCCATCAAATAAGGATACATTCTTGCCCATCCTTCTGTCGTTTCAGGTAATGCACCTAAATTAGAAGTTACTACTCTCAGACCTGCTGATAGTGCTTCGATTACTGCAATGCACGATGTTTCTTCAAAGGTATTTGGATAGGCTAGGATATCAAAAGTAGGAAGCTCTTTTCTTAAGCTTTCATTTGTACTAAACCCTCTATAAACTATTCCTGGTGTATTTCTACACTCGTCAAATAAATCTTCGTAGTTACCTGCATTCGATATAGCAAAGTCTTTTCCATAGATCTTTGTACTCGAAAAAACATGCAGTTCACAATCTTTACTATCTATCAATTTCCAAGCCTTTATTAACACATCAAGACCTCGCCAAGGTGTTGAAATATAACACAACCTAACCTTATCTCTTTTACCTGGCTGTCTTTGTTCTACTCCTATGCATGCATTCTTAATTACTCTAGTTTTGTATCCTGGAATGTTGTAGATCTTTCTAAACATCTCTGCTTGCCAGTGCGATACGTATACAAACCTACTTATTTTCTCTACGTTAGCGGGATCAGATAGAAATTCTACTGCTTTTTGATCGTATGATAACTGATTCCAATAAACTGTAGGCTTACTAAAATCAGCATACACAGGATAATTAAATATTGATATGTCATTTTTATAAGCTCGTGGTAGTCTACTCATGAGCTCTTCATACATAATCTCCGTACCACCCATTGGTTTATCAAGCATATCCTATACTTTCTATGAATTTATTAAAATCACCTTTCCACTTCTTTGTTCCTATGTGATTAAGTGTAATAGTTGGATCTAGCCATACTTTATATCCCAAAGACTTCCATTTATTTCCAATAATATAGTCTTCTGAAATAAGGTCTCCGTTTTCAACTTTAATATCGCATATCATTCTATGCTCTTCACCTTCTGATAGGTACCCTTCGCTTATTTCCCAGAGGCTTTCTAATGCAAATCTTGATATTCTCATAAAGCCTGTACCTACCCCATCTACTTCAATGAGCTTTTTATCTTCAGACCATTTGAGCTTTTTATCCACAAGCTTTACTGTATAACCTTCTTTTTCAGATTTCTTAACAAGTGCACCACCAACTATGTGTTCTGGTCTGTCTAATAATCTAAAGAACCACTCTGGTTCCCATTCACAGTCAGAATCAATAAAGAATAGATCGTCATAGTCACCAGTCAAGGCTAAACGAACTAAACTATTTCTTGCACGCTGAATGAGTGAATCGTAGGAAGTGTAAATTGCATGAACATGTATGCCTTTCTTTTCTGCAATCTTCACTGTCTGTATTAGTGAATTAGCAAACCATACATCAATTCTACCGTCGTAGGATGGTGTACCTATCAAAACTCTTCTCATAACTAGAATATAATAATTTTTTTAATTCAATCCAACTTTTTTACAGAGTACAAGCGATATTACAATTTGCATTACTTGGAGCTCCTGATAAATCTATACCATCGTCTGGAGGTACTGTAGAACTAATGACCTTATACACAAAACTGTCACCTATGTTATAGAAGTTGTTAATAGTTAAAGCTGTGCTACTAAATGCTACAAATGATTGAACATAAGCACAACTATTAGCACAATCGTGTTGATCTACATTATAATAGAAACCTGGTATAGTTGTAGTTGTGGTTGTAGTACTCGTAGTGGTAGTAGTAGTAGTAGTCGTGGTAGTTGTTGTGGTTGTAGGTATGTTTTGTGTTGAGTATCTACTATAAAACTCATCATATAGAAATCCTATTTGTTGTACTGTTAAGGAACTCGTCCAAAAGGAAACAGAACCTATCCTATACCCACCATAACTTCCTTCTAGATTTCTTATACCCATTTTTATATTATAACCTGTTGTAGCAGTTGGTATACTAGTACCAACAGAATCTGATGATACTTCTGAGTTGTTTACATAGGATTTAATTATTGGACTTGCTGGATTAGAGCAATCAAAGGTACCAACAAAATGCCACCAGTTATTAAGCAAATTATTGTCTGTATAGAAAGCTGATAAAGAGCTAACACTATCCTTCCATGAATTATTTTCTATACTAGAGTTATTAAAATTATTCCTAGTCTCTATTGTCATTCCATTTAAGGAAGAAGTGAAGCTATTCCAAGTATTTACTGCAAAAAGACCAGCATTAGTATTAAGTCCCGCAAAAGTTATATTCGTAGGAAGAAACATTATGCTTACAGTCCAATTAGATCCTGAAAGATTAGGTCCTGCATTAACCCAGAAACTTTGGCTTGCAATACTAGTTGAATTTAATTCGTAGTATGATGCTGTTCCAAAGCTTCCGGTTCTAACAGAACCGGTTTGTATTAAATTATACGCTGATCCTCCGTTACCTATATTAACTGCAGTAATTCCATCGTAGCTACTACTATACGGATCGTATTTTATAAGGGCTTCTGGAAGAGAGCTAAATGACCCAGCCGTATATCCATACCAAGAACTGAAGCTATGTGGTGGTGCTTGAGTTAAACTACCACTCTGACCTCCTAAATACACCAACGATCCTACAGTAGGTGTTGATGCGCCTGCAAATATAGAATTAGCAGCATTAAATGCTTTACCTACTTCTACACTAAACATACTCATTGATAACGGTCCTGAAGATGGGATTGGCATAACCTTACTCTAATTTTGATTTAACGTACTCTTCTAGTTTTTTAATTTGTTCACTTTGTTCTTTAATTGCTTGAATAAGAAGCGGAACAATCTTTTCATACTTAACTGCCTTATATCCGTTTGCTCTTGTAGTTACTACTTCAGGCAATACTTTTTCTATTTCTTGAGCAATAACACCTATATCGTGACCTTCAAATCCGTGTATCTCTTCATTAGGAATCCAATCAAACTCGTATCCCGTAATCTCTGCTATCTTAAACAATGCATCTTGAATAGGTGTTACATTGGTTTTCAATCTTTCATCCGATGTACTAAACGCTACTACGTCATTTGAAGCATCAATACGACCTACTGTAGCTGATGGTGCTATACCTCCTACTGCAAGTGATCCTGATATACCTGCACTACCGGTTATCATATTTAAGGTACCGTTCCAATGAAACCTTACATTACCACCACCATCTGCAAGTACTACGTTGTTATTAGTACCTGCTGCAAGAGTTACATTTGCACCTACGACTGTATTGCAAGCACCTGTTGTTATAGCACATCCAGCAAGTGACCCAATTGTTGTATTTAGAGTACCCGTAGTAACAGAATATAGAGATCTATCACCTACAGCAGTGTTTTGAGTACCTGTAGTATTTGCTCTCAATGAATTGACACCTACTGCTGTATTACATATTCCAGTAGTGTTTGCTATAAGAGTGTTTGCACCAAGTGCTGTATTTGCAGCACCAGTAGTGTTTGCACACAAACTAGCATGTCCGAAGGCTAGGTTATCAAATCCGGTCGTATTAGCAACAAGTGCATTTGTTCCAACTGCAACGTTTCTAACACCGGTAGTGTTAGAATTTAAAGCTCTATAACCAACAGCTACGTTTGCGTTTGCAGAAGTTGACCCAAAGTTTTGATTACCTAAAGCACAAAAGCCTACTGCTACGTTGGCATTTCCTGTTGTACTAAACCTCATTGCACTATGGCCTACTACAGTGTTTCGATTACCAATGGTATTTAATCCTAGAGTAATGCTACCTAAAGCTGTGTTGTATGCACCGTAGGTGTTACACAACATGGATGAAAAGCCTATTGCTTCGTTGAAGCTTCCTGTTATATTTTTATAAAGTGCTCCACTACCTACAGCTGTGTTACCTCTTCCTGTAGTATTTACTCTCAAAGCACTCTCTCCTACAGCTGTGCTAGAGCAACCTGTCGTGTTAGCATCTAAAGCGTAGGATCCAACAGCTGTATTTCTACAACCAATAGTATTCAACCTTAATGCCCTAAATCCAATTCCAACGTTATCTGGACCTGTTGTATTAGTTCTTAGTGCTTGAGCACCTACTGCTGTAGTATTCGATGCTGTGTTATATCTTAAAGAATAATAACCAACCGCAACATTATTTACACCAGTACTATTTGTGTACAATGCACTGCGACCTACAGCTGTATTTCTACAACCAGTAGTGTTAAGTCTCATTGTTTGAATACCTAACGCTACGTTATTAGACCCTAGAGTGTTTGAGAAAAGACTTAAGTATCCTACAGCAGTATTATTTGGTGCAACATTATTACGTAAACTGTTTACTCCTACTGCAGTATTATTATTGCTTGATACGTTCGCACATAATGCGTAACTACCTACTGCTGTATTAGTGAGACCTGAAGAGTTGAATCTTAAAGCATTTAAACCCAATGCAGTGTTGTTACTGCCTGATGCATTAGAACAAAGTGCAGCATAGCCTAATGCAGTGTTCTGTGATCCTGATTGATTTAGTCTTAATGCGTTTGTACCAACTGCTGTGTTGCAAGAAGTTGTTAAGTTACATAAGAGAGCATATCTTCCAACAGCTGTATTATTATTACCAACTGTATTATTCCTTAATGAGTAAGATCCAACTGCTGTATTGCAATTACCTGTTGTATTAAAAAGTAAAGTTGCTCTACCAACTGCAACATTACTAATACCATATGTGTTATTACGTAATCCCCACAAACCTACTGCTACGTTATCGTTACCTGTTGTATTACGATTTAATGCGCACAAACCGATTCCTACATTATTATTACCTATTGTATTGCATAATAAAGCTCTATAACCAACTGCTACGTTATTGAAACCAGTTGTATTAGCGTAAAGTGTTTGAGTTCCTATTGAAGTATTAAAACTACCTATTGTATTAAATCGTAAGGCAGATAGACCTAAAGCTGTATTAAATGAACCTTCTGTGTTATCTCTTAACGCATTAACACCTAATGCTACGTTACTACTACCCGACGTGTTAGCACAAAGTGCTGCATATCCTAATGCTGTGTTAAATGAACCAGATTGAGCTAATCTTAGTGCGTTATAACCTACAGCTGTATTACAAGATGTTGTTATGTTACATAGAAGAGCACTTCCTCCTAAACCAACGTTGAAAGTACCTGTTGTATTATTAAATAATACACCAGAACCTATAGCTGTATTACTTGATACTCTGTTATTAAATAAAGCTTGCTGACCTACTGCAGTGTTATTTTGACCTGATGTATTACACCTCATCGCTTGCTCACCTACAGCCACATTCAAATTACCTGTGGTATTTCCGTACAATGCTCCGTAACCTACAGCAATATTACTTCTACCCGAAATATTAGAAAATAAAGCACTAGCACCTAAAGCAACATTTCTACATCCAGTTGTATTAACCCTTAATGCAATATTACCTACTGCAACATTTCTATCACCAACCGTATTAGCTCTTAGAGCTGTGTTACCAATTGCAACGTTTGCAACTCCTGTTGTATTATATCTTAAAGCATCTGCACCAAATGCGTTGTTTGCACTTCCTGATATATTACTGCAAAGTGCATTATATCCAAATGCATTATTAAGAGATCCTGATTGAGATAGTCTTAATGCATTTGCACCTACTGCAGTGTTGCAAGAAGTTGTTAAGTTGCAAAGTAGTGCAGCTGAACCAATAGCTACATTATTAACACCTGTTGTATTAAATCTTAATGCACTACCACCTATTGCTATGTTACTGTTTCCAGTTGTATTAAAATATAATGAATAAACTCCTAAAGCAATATTAGAATTACCTGTTGTATTACATCTCATTGATACAAAGCCAGATGCAAAGTTAAAACAACCTATAGTGTTAGCAATTAGAGCTTCATGTCCAATAGCAACATTATATCTGCCTGTGGTATTGCTGCCTAAAGAACGATTACCTATTGCTGTATTACCAATACCTGTGGTATTGTTGAGAAGTGAATAAAAACCCACTGCTGTATTAAGAGATCCTACTGAATTTGCTCTTAAAGCTAAATGACCTATCGCGGTATTACCACTACCCGATACATTAGAACATAGAGCAGAGAAGCCTAATGCTGTATTAAGTGATCCTGATGCATTATATCTTAATGCGTTTGCACCAACTGCTGTGTTGCAAGAAGTTGTTAGATTAAATTGAAGAGCATTTGAACCAATAGCAGTATTACTTGTACCTGTTGTGTTTGATGGAAGAGAGTAAGTGCCTAAAGCAGTATTATTTGTACCTATTGTATTAACACCTAAACTTCTGAACCCTACCGCAGTATTACTAAAACCTGTTGTATTAAGTCTTAATGAACAAAATCCAACAGCAGTATTATTTTCCCCGGTTGTATTACACTGTAGAGATAAAGTACCGACAGCTGTATTTCTATCAACTAAACTACTTTGCAAAGCACCAGAACCTAACGCTACGTTACAAGATGCTGTTACGTTGCTGTATAAAGCATTTGCACCAATTGCTACATTGTTTATCCCTGTAGTATTGCACCTCATTGTTAAAGTACCTAGTGCTATGTTATTAGTACCGGTATTTCTGCACAAAGTTATATAGCCTATTGCAATGTTGTTACTTCCACAAGCAGTAAACATTGCATCATAGCCAATAGCAACATTTCTCGATCCTGCAGCACCAAATAACAAAGTTCTATGTCCTACAGCTACGTTCTTAACGCCACCTGTATTGCAGTATAGTGATTGTCTTCCTACAGCTGTATTATTATATCCTGTAAGATTATTTTGTAAAGAGTTTGTACCTACTGCTACATTTTGAAAACCTGATGTGTTAGCTCTTAAGGCATTAACACCTAGAGCTAAGTTACTACTACCTGATACATTTGCACAAAGTGCTGCGTACCCTAAAGCAGTGTTTTGTGAACCTGATTGATTTAATCTTAATGCGTTTCCACCTACTGCAGTGTTTGCTGATGTTGTTATGTTACAGAATAGAGCATGACTGCCTAAACCTGTATTATTGTTACCTGTTGTATTGTTTCTAAGTGATTGGTATCCTATTGCTGTATTACTGGCACCAGTTGTGTTATTTGATAGTGCTCGATAGCCTACAGCTGTATTTCCTGATACCGTATTTGCACGAAGTGCTTGATGACCTATAGCAGTATTACCAGTACCGCTTACAATACTATATAACGATCCTTCTCCAATTGATATATTAAATGAGTTTCTACCAAATACTTGAGAGTAACCTCCAATAGCAACGTTTTGCTGACCTGTGGTGTTACTTCTTAAAGCACCAATACCAAGTGCAATATTCCTACTTCCACCTATATTTGAACACAGTGTGTCTGGTCCAATTGCCACGTTACTATTTCCGGTAGTGTTAAATAACAGAGCAAAAACTCCTACTCCTACATTACCTCCACCAGATGTAGTACATTGTAATGCTCGATAACCTACAGCCGTGTTGTTAGTACCTGTAGTATTATTTGCTAAGGTAGAAGTACCCAATGCTGTATTAGTAAGTACTGCATTGCCACCTCTACCTACAATTATTCCGTCAATTAAGGCATCGTTGATACTAGTTAAATTAGTTACAATAGCACTAGAACCTGATACGTATGATGCTGAAATTGAAGTAATAGCACTACCGGATATTGATCCTGTAATTCCACCTGATACGTTTAAAGAGCCTGTAATGAAAGTGCTTCCACTAATATCTAGTTTCCCGTTTAAATTACTTTCTTTTCCAATTCCTACAGAGGATTGGCTTACAAAGAAAGCTCTGGTTCCAAACTGACCAATTCTAACTGTATTATCAGAAAAAGCTTCAATTACAGGAAGACCGGATACTGTGTTTACGGAAAATAAGGATCCCGACATAGTGTCGTTAATCTGAAATAATCTACCACTGTTTCCGTCCACTGAAACGAGGGAGGAAGTGGTGGCACTACCAGAACCTATTACACTTAGTACATTTTGAGAACCGGTTACGACCGTACACTGTAAATATGCCATATATCTCCTGCAGTTTTACTTGGATACTTATCCTTGCATATAAATAGATACTTTGACCAAAAGCATGCTTATTTACGGTTCAGGATTTGGATCCGACCACTCCGGAGTTGCTAGAATTTCTAGTATTTCATTGTAGGTATAAGGACCTTCCTTTGTTGTTAGTGCTGCTACGGAAGACGGGATCGTGGTTCCGTCCCATTTTACAAATGTCTTAGTTTCGTCTACTGACTTTCTAACTGTGTCAATTGATGTTTCTAATACTTCGTTGAAATTAATTTGATGTAATTCAGATACTTCAAATATCATGAATTCTCTGTTATCGTATTGTCCTTCTACCATAGTTTTATTGTTTTATAGTCCGAATCTTGATTTTTGTGCGTTGTAGTTTTGTGCTACTTCTGAAGCTGAAAGGGCTCTGTTATACATTTTTACTGAGCTTATTGCCATGTTTATATTATTAAAACCGTTACTTCTGCTTCCAACTGCTAAGGTTGTTGTAGTGTTTGTGATATTAGATGTTATTTGGATAGAAGTTGATTGTAAAACACCGTTAAAATACATTCTATAAAAATTACCGTCGTAGGTACTTAAAAATTGACCCCATTTTTGTAATACTAAACTTGTTGCTAGAAAAGCATTAGCTCCAGTTTGTACGTTACTTGCAAATCTTTCAGCTGAGAATTGTACAGTTGACTCTGTCATATTTGCTAATATCAAATTATATCCATCTCTACCAACAACTATACTATTTTCACGGCTTACCATCATTCTAGCACCTGCTTGCAAAGTTTGTAAGTTACCCCAAATCTCGATTGTAAAAGGATCAACGTTTAAAAAATTTATAACACTATTAGATGCAAAAGTAGTACTATCATCTGTTCCATCATATACAATACTACCGCCGTTAGCTGAATTAAAAGTAGGTCCGTTGACTAAAGTACCGTTAATGCCATTTCCGGACATATCTCTCCAAGAAGTTCCACTACCCGGATATGAATTCCTATCCGCAGCATTTAGCGATAATACTAAGCCTGAAGTTACTATTTGACCAAATGCATATTCTGTTGCCATAACTTATAATCCAAATCTTGTTTTAGTTGCGTTATAGTTTTGTTGAATTTCACCAACCGATAACACTCTATCGTATATGCTAATGTTTGCAACATTATTATTTGATGTCACAAGTCTATCTACTTGTAAATCTAAGTTTTGAAAAGAAGCTGTAGAAAGAGTATTTGTATTAACAAGAGATCCGTTAATATAAGTTCTCAAAACATTAGACGAGTCTTTAGTGTATGTAATATAATTCCAACCACTTATACTACTTTGATAAAAAGCTGGTGATTGTCTTGCTCCAGTTGAAGGCCACATGCCTATATTATTGTTTGTTGTTAGAGTTCCTGCTGAGTTTCTTATTCTAACATCTTGTTGAGCTCTTGAAATGCTATCTGTAAATCCTGAAGAGGTTACAAAAGTGTTATCAACACTTCCGCTCGAGTTTAGTCTTATAAATGTTTTGAATGGTGTACCGTTGTAAGTTAAAGTAACGTAAAAGTTGCTACTATTGCCTAATAGTATTTTACCATCTTTTTGTGCTGCTACTACTGTAGCTATGCTACCGTTATTTATTCCAGTACCTATATTAAATGTGCTGTCATAAGTACCGTCTGTATTTATCCTAACTATGCAGTTTGCAGAACTTCCAGAATAAGAGGTAAAGTTTCCTGTTAAAATTACTTTATTGTCTGATTGTATTGTGATATCGTATATAGTTGAAAATCCTCCAAAACTACCTACAACAAAAGTGTCATCTCTTGTACCATTCGGATTTATTCTTACTAGTCTTGGGGATACTGATCCGCTGTAAGAATTAAATAACCTGCCCCAACATACAAGTCTGTTTTGAGAATCTAATTTACATACTATATTTGCAGTGTTATCAAATCCAACACCAGGATTAAAATTAGGATCTAAGCTACCTGAAACATCTAATTTAACTATTTGTCTAATTAAAGTACCCTTATAAGATGTTATAGTTGCTCCAAAAACATACAAATACTTATCACTGGTTAGAAATATTTGACCTGTATTTGGTTGAGCATTTAGACCATTTGCTGTATCAAAAACTGTACTTATAGCTAAGGTATCTAAATTAAAAGCACATAAATAATTTCTTGATAAACCAGATACAGATGTATATGCTCCTGAATGATAAACTGTTCTATTATCTTCATCAATAACAAAATAAGCACTTATAGATGTAGCAGGATCAAAATAAACCAAGAATTGTCCTGTTTCTCTATTTGCTTTTCTAAAAAAACCTAAATTAGTTCCTGACGAATATAAAAATCCGTCGTTACCTGGAAGAATTTGATGTTGATTTACTGCCGCACCTGGAGTGTAGTTAAAATCAAAGTTTGTATCTAAAGCACCACTAGGGGTTAATTTAATGCCAAACCATCTAGGAGTACTATCCCAAATTCCATTCCCAAAAGTACCAAAATAAATACTACCGCTATTATCAAAGTTTATCTGTGATATCCCTTGAAAATAAGATCTTGTCCAAGTAATAGTTCCAGATTTACTTGTTGAGCTAATAGGTAGATTATAAAAATTTTGATTGTTAACATTATAAGTGTAAAAGAACCAAGATGCTATGCTCCAATTAGAAGTTAAATTTGTTTCTGTTATCTGAGTTGTGTCGTCAGCACCATCGAATAATATATTACCTCCATTTGAACTATTAAATGTAGGTCCATTCAGTAAGGTTCCATTATTGTTCTGTCCACTTAAATCTCTCCAGGTAGTACCTGATCCTACATACGAATTCCTGTCTGCTGCATCTAGAGTTAGTACTAATCCGTCTTGAATGATATCTGGTCCTCCTGCTACTGACATATTATAATCCGAATCTTGTTTTAGTTGCGTTATAGTTTTGTACTACTTCTGATGCTGAGAGAGCTCTGTTATAATGTCTATGTAATGCTACATCTCCTTTGAAATATTCGGTTGCTGCACCTGTTCTACCTATAATGTAATCTAAAGTATTACTTACATTTATAGAACCTATATTGCTTGAAGTTACAAATGTACCATTAACGTAACAGGATACCTCATTTAAACTATCTCTTGTATAACTAAATTGATACCATGTATCTAAACTAGCTGTAGGAATAGATTGTACAAAAGTACTTGTAACTCCAACAAAAAATTCTATTCCAGCAAGATAGTGTCCTTCAGGTACTTTTCCAAAAAAACAAATCCAACCAGTTTGTTGCCAGAATCCTTTAGAAACTACCTTACTATAATTGATAGTATTTGTTGTAGCTCTTGCATAAAACTCTATACTAAAAGGGCTACTTCCTACGTTCAGAATATTACCCATTGTTACAAAATCATTTGTTCCATCAAACACAATACTACCACCGTTAGCACTATTGAAAGTAGGTCCGTTAGTCAAAGTACCGTTGAAGTTATTTCCACTTAAATCTCTCCATGTAGTTCCACTACCAGGATAAGAATTCCTATCCGCTGCGTCTAGTGATAATACTAATCCTGATGTTACAACAGTGGGTCCGTTTGAAAATGCCATACCTCTATTTTACTTTACTCTTTAATACACTAATTTCTTGTGAAAGTTCCTGAATTGCTTTTACCAAAATTGGTACTAACTTGGTGTACGAGATACCTTCCGGTTCGTCATTGCCATTCATAGTTACTACCTCAGGTAGAACCTCTTTTACTTCTTCTGCAATTAAACCGAACTGAAGATCGTTACCCTGTGCTGGATTGATCCAGTAGAATGATACAGGTCTTAACTTACCTACCACAGTTAACTGAGACGGTAGATTAGTAATGCTACTCTTGTATCTCTTTGAAGAAGTTTCAATCACACACACAGCTCTCATGGTACCGTTGATGTCTACCTGGAAGCCTGGTACTGTTGTACCAAATCCTGTAAATCCTGTAGAACCAGTTGTAAACATTCTAATATTACCTGCACCGTCTGATACTATAATGTTACAGTTTTGTGTAGCTATTAAAGAGCCTGAATTTGCCCCAATTACTACGTTACAAGCACCAGTTGTTATTGAACATCCTGAATTGACTCCTAAGCCTGTGTTTCTAATTCCTGTAGTGATGTTGAATAGAGTATTTGATCCTACAGCTGTATTATAAGTTCCACCTGTGTTACAAACTAAAGCATTTTTACCGACTGCAACGTTGTTTATACCTGTTGTATTAACAAATAATGCGCCATGTCCGACTGCAGTATTTTGTTCTCCTGTCGTATTAGCTCTAAGAGCACATCCGCCAACTGCTGTATTATACCTACCGATTGTATTATTACAAAGTGCGTCAACACCTACACCTACGCTATTCGTACCCGTAGTATTACCTGCCATTGCACCGTTACCTACTGCAGTGTTGTTATTTCCACTATTTGAGTATAAAGTTCTAAAACCAACTCCTACACTGCATGAGCCTGCAGTACCGGTTGTCATAGAGGTAAATCCGATAGCTACATTTCTAATTCCTGTGACGTTACTTCTTAATGCTAATGTTCCAAGAGCTACATTATAAGAACCTCCAGTTAATCCATTACCTGCACATAATCCGACAGCTACGTTATTCACACCTGTTGTCGCAGCTACTAGAGAACTTACACCGACAGCCGTATTGTTAGAACCTACCGTATTATTAACAAGTGCATTATAACCTACAGCTACGTTATTAACACCAGTAGTATTAAGTGCTAAAGTTCTAGAACCTAATGCTGTATTACATCCGCCTGTTGTATTTGATGATAAAGCAATTCTACCTAATGCAGCGTTGTGATTACCTGTCGTATTGCATAATAATGCGTTATTACCTATTGCTGTGTTATAAGTACCTATCGTGTTATTCTGTAAAGCAGAAATACCAACTGCGACGTTATTAGATGTCGTATTCGTAGTTAGTGCAGATTGTCCTATTGCTATGTTACTACTTCCAGATACATTAGTAAATAAAGCAGAAGTTCCTATCGCTAAGTTACTGCCACCGGAAGTATTATTGTATAGGGCAGCTCTACCTACTGCTACGTTGTTTGATCCTTCATTGTTAGCTCTTAAAGCTAAAGATCCAATGCTTACATTACACGTTCCTATAGTATTATCTCTACCAGCTAATCTACCTACAGCAGTATTTTCAGTACCTGTAGTATTACTTCTTAATGCACAGAATCCAACTGCTGTATTATTAGATGTTGTATTATATCTTAATGCTTGTTGACCAATCGCTGTATTACTTGAACCGGCTACATTTGATTGTAACGCACTACTACCTATTGCTACGTTATTTAAACCTACCGTATTACATGTTAATGCAACATTACCTATTGCTGTATTACAGTAACCGGTAGTGTTAGAGCACAAAGCGCTCATACCTATAGCAGTATTAAAATTACCTGTAGTGTTAAATCTTAATGTATTACCTCCTACTGCTGTATTATAATTGCCTATAGTATTCTCTCTTAAAGAGCTAAGACCTACTGATGTGTTGTTGTTTCCTGTTAGGTTAGAAGTAAGAGCAAAAGGACCTACTGCTATGTTACCAGAACCACATGTATTAAGTCTTAATGCTTCATTACCTACAGCTACGTTATTTGCACCAGTTACGTTACGGTAAAGAGATTGCCATCCTACTGCGGTTAAGTTTGAACCAGCCGTATTAGTTCTTAGTGCTTGAGCACCTACTGCTGTATTAAATGAAGCTACGTTCTCTCTTAATGCAAAAACACCTATAGCTGTATTCTGTTGTCCTACTGTGTTTGTAATTAATGCACTATCACCGACTGCGGTGTTACAGTTACCTGTTGTATTGTATCTAAGAGCAAACCTACCTACAGCAGTGTTTATACTACCAATTGTATTGGCAGTCATGGCAAAATCACCAAATGCACTATTGCTGCTTGCAGTATTATTACGAAGTGTTTGAGTACCAAAAGCTGTGTTGTTTCCGCCTGTCTGGTTACAAGCTAGAGCTAGTTGACCAACAGCTACGTTATTCGAACCTACTGTGTTTGAAGTTAACGCACTATCTCCTACAGCTGTATTTGTAGTACCTGTTGTATTTGCGACTAATGTACTAAAACCTAAAGCTGTATTTGACGATGCTTCATTAACTCTTAAACTAAGGTGACCTACAGCAGTATTTTGAATTCCTGTTTGATTATATCTAAGTGCACCGTATCCCACTGCTACTTGATTATTAGATCTCAATCTAAATCCTGCGTTCTGACCTACTGCTACATTTCTACATCCGGTACTGTTATATCTTAACGCACCACTTCCTACAGCAACATTTTCTTGACCGGTAGTGTTACCAACCAAAGAACATGCACCTACAGCTACGTTAAATGAACCAATAGTGTTTAATCTTAGAGAACATAATCCTATCGCTACGTTATCAGTACCTGAAGTGTTTCCGGCTAGAGCGACAAATCCTAATGCCGTATTATTACTACCTGATACGTTTGCACAGAGAGTAGCATATCCTAACGCTGTGTTATTAGACCCTGATCGATTTAATCTTAATGCGTTTGCACCAACTGCTGTGTTAAAAGAGGTTGTTGTGTTAGAATAAAGTGAATTAACTCCTATAGCAACATTGTTAATACCGCTAACATTATTTTGCAATGCCAAAGAACCTACAGCGGTATTACATGTACCTACTGTATTTTGTTGTAAAGCACTCCTACCTACGGCTGTATTAAATGTACCTATAGTATTAAAAGTAAGTGTAGATCCACCTACTGCAGTGTTACAATTTCCAGTAGTATTAAATTGAAGTGAATTTGCTCCTACTGAAGTATTAGAAAAACCTATAGTATTACTAGCTAATGAACACCTACCTACAGATGTATTATATGCACCTGTTGTATTACTTTGAAGTGCTCTTGTACCTATAGCAGTGTTGCTATTACCTGTCCCATTTTGAAATAATGCTCTATAACCAACTGCTACGTTTGCATTTGAAGTAGTTGAAGCGAAGTTAGAATTAAAAAGTGCGCAACGACCTATAGCTACTTGTCCTATACCTGTAGTGTTTTGATATAGAGCTGATACCCCGATTGCTATGTTATAATTACCGGTTGTATTACTTTGTAATGATCTCTGTCCTAGTGCTGTGTTATAACTACCGTACGTGTTACTTACTAATACACTGTAACCTAAAGCTACGTTACCGCAACCGAGAGTGTTAGCACATAGTGTGTTGACTCCTACCGCTACGTTACACAAACCGGCTGTATTATTCCTTAAAGCACTACTACCTACTGCTACATTCTTGTAACCTAATTGATTTTGATTTAATGAATAAACTCCTACCGCCGTATTATATTGACCTCCTGTATTTTGATATAAAGTACCAAATCCAACGGCTGTGTTACTAAAGCCGTATGTATTATTTTGTAAAGCATTTATACCAATTGATACGTTTGAAATTATATTACCGCCGCCTTTACCTATAGTCAATCCGTTTATTGACGCATCATTAACACTACTTAGATCAGTCACAATCGCACTTGAACCAGATACGTAGGAAGCAGATTCAGCATTCAAAATGAATGAAGCAGTTGATGCGTTTATTGCCCAACTCGCTGTGCCTAACAAAGATCCTGTTACTCCTCCTAATGCAGTCAAGCTTCCGCTGACTGTAAACGATCCTGTTACAAGTTCTGTTGAAGCTGTTACTACTTGAGCAACAAGTGTTTGTACTGTTAGTGTACCTGTAAATAATGCGTTGCTACCTGTGTAAGAATCTGCAAATACATTGCCATTGACGTGAAGCGATGCTGAAATTGGATCTAGAGTGTTAACACCAATGTTACCTGTTGACCCTGTAGCAAATAAACGAATGTTACCTGCACCGTCTGATAAGATTATGTTGCAGTTTGAGGCTGCAATTATTGATCCTGTATTACCTCCAATTACGACGTTATTTGCACCAGTTGTTATTGAACAACCTGAGTTGTTTCCTAATGATGTGTTTGAAGCTCCTGTCGTATTAGCTCTTAATGCACAATTTCCTACTGCTGTATTATTTGATGTTGTATTATATCTTAAAGAATCAAAACCTATGGCTACATTATTACCGCCTGCAGTATTGCACATACCAGCATTTCTTCCTAATGTTGTATTATTTGAACCGCCTGAGTTGAAAGCAGATGCATATACACCAACTGCAGTATTACTGTTGCCATTTACATTATTTCTCAATGAATACAATCCTACAGCTACGTTTGAAGCACCGGTAGTATTCAATCTTAGTGAACGAGTTCCTACAGCTGTATTATTAAGTCCTGATGTATTGTATCTTAGGGAATCACATCCTATAGCTACATTACTACTACCTACTACGTTGTTTCTTAGAGCGTTGAAACCCAATGCTGTATTATTACTTCCTGACAGATTAGCACAAAGTGCTGCATAACCTAATGCTGTGTTGTTCGATCCTGACTGCGCTAATCTCAATGCATTAAAACCTACTGCAGTATTACCTGAAGTGGTTAGATTACAAAGTAAGGCATTTGTACCTAATGCTATATTACAAGTACCTGTTGTGTTATTTCTTAAAGCTTGATAACCTACTGCAATATTGTCGGATGTTGTGTTTAAAAATAAAGCTGCTGCACCTATAGCTATATTCCTACACCCTGTGGTATTACATTTTAGTGCTTGTTCACCTATAGAAACGTTGTTATTGCCGAAGGTATTAGCATACATATTACCATAACCTATTGCAATATTGTTTTGCCCTGTTGTATTAAAATATAGGGAATTTGCACCAATAGCTACGTTTCTAATACCTGTTGTGTTTCTTCTCAATGCAGAAATACCAACTGCTATGTTGAGTGTGCCAACTGTATTTGCTGTTAATGCACGGTATCCTACAGCCGTATTACTTGCACCAGTAGTATTTGTTCTTAATGCACAGAAGCCTACTGCTGTGTTACTACTTCCTATAGTATTCAATCTTAATGCATCAAAACCTAACGCAGTATTACTACTTCCTGATACATTTGCACAGAGCGCTGAATAACCTAATGCTGTGTTGAGTGAACCGGATTGATTTGCATATAATGCATTTACACCAACTGCTGTATTAAAGGATGTTGTAAGATTGCATAAAAGTGCATTAAACCCAACTGCAACATTAGTTGTACCCGTAGTGTTATTTCTTAATGCATTTGATCCTACAGCAGTGTTATTATTTGCTGTATTTCTATATAAAGAAAAAACACCGACTGCAACATTACCTGAAGCTGTATTACATCTTAAAGAATAGTTACCAATAGCTACGTTATTGACTCCTACTGTATTTGCTTGTAAAGTAAATGTACCTAGAGCTGTATTAAGATTACCTGTTGTATTACTTCTTAATGAACAAAAACCTACTGCTGTATTGTTTGAAGCTGTGTTTGCGTATAACGCTTGGTGACCTATTGCTACGTTACTAATACCACCAATATTACATCTTAAAGTATTTTGTCCAATAGCTATATTAGTACAACCAGTAGTATTATTTCTCAAAGCATAAGTACCAATAGCTATGTTACTAAAGCCAGTAGTATTAGCTCTTAGAGCAGAACAACCTATTGCTGTGTTCTCTCTACCTATCGTATTTGCACAAAGAGAATTATACCCTACGGATATATTTGTATCTCCTGTTGTATTAGAGATTAGTGAATTATTTCCTATAGCCACATTGTTTGCACCTGTGGTATTTGTTCTAAGTGAGTTAGCACCTATTGCAGTGTTGTTTAATCCTATAGTGTTACTTCTTAATGCACAAAAGCCTATTGCTGTATTATCTGATACTGTGTTTGCATATAGGGATAGATATCCAAGAGCTGTATTATTAACACCTCCTACATTACATCTCAAACTTGCGTGACCTACAGCTACATTTCTTGCACCGGTTGTGTTAGCTCTTAAAGATACTGAACCAACGGATGTGTTGTAAGCACCTGTAGTATTTGCTAGTAAAACTTGGCTACCTATAGCTGTGTTTCTAGCTCCTGTGTTAGAAAACAATGTTTGAGAACCTAAAGCTGTATTGTAACCACCTGCTAGGTTTGAACTTAGTGAACAGAAGCCTACCGCTGTGTTATATAGACCTGTCCTATTAGATCTAAGTGCACAATATCCTACTGCTGTAGCACCAGAAATCGTATGACACGTAAGTGCAAACATACCGATAGCGGTATTGTTATTACCTGTAACGTTTTGTTCTAATGCGTTTACACCGAGTGCTGTGTTTTGAATACCTGTTGTGTTAAATCTAGCACTATATCTACCTACAGCAGTATTTGCAAAACCAGTAGTATTTGCTCTTAGAGTACAGAAACCTACTGCTGTATTGTTATTGCCAGATGTATTATACCTCAACGTATCAAAACCAAGTGCAGTATTGTTACTACCTGATACATTTGAACAAAGTGCTGCATAGCCTAATGCAGTGTTAAGTGATCCCGATTCATTTAGCCTTAATGCGTTTACACCGACTGCTGTGTTACATGATGCTGTTTGGTTAACAAATAGTGCTGAGTTGCCAATAGCAACGTTGTTTATACCTGATCTATTTTGATACAAAGCACCTCCACCTACCGCAGTATTGCATATACCTGTGATGTTACATCTTAAAGCACTCGTACCTATTGCAGTGTTATTTATACCCGTAGTGTTTGCAACCATCGAACAAGCACCAATCGATACGTTTATTGTTCCTGTTGTATTAGAACATAAAGCAGCTTGACCTATTGCAATATTAAAGACACCGGTTGTATTATTTCTAAGAGTTTCACTACCTATTGCAACATTACAGACTCCTATAGTATTTAGTAGAAGCGAGTTAAGACCAATAGCTATATTTGCACAACCACTTACATTACACAAAAGTGCATTTTGACCAACTGCTACGTTGTTACTACCAACAGTATTAAAACATAATGCACTAACACCAACAGCTGTATTACTACTTCCGCCTGTATTACATCTTACACTATTTATTCCAATCGCTATGTTGCTGTTACCCGATACGTTGTAACGTAGAGTGTTAAGACCTAAACCAATATTTGAACTTCCTGATACGTTTGCAGCAAGGGAATAAACACCTATACCTATGTTATATTCTCCAATACAATTAAGTCCTAAAGCGAATTGACCTATTGCAATATTATTATTTCTTACTGTATTACAGCACAAAGCAAATCCACCTAATGCAATATTTCTACAACCTGATGAATTGAATCTTAAGGCTTGATTACCAAAGGCCATGTTGTGTTGACCGTTATTTAAACACAATGCCAAATAACCCATACCTACGTTATCTGCACCTCCACTTCCTGCTGCTACATTAGTCTGAAAGCCTATAAATACATTTCTACCACCTCCTGTACTAGATAGTGAAGTTCTGTGACCTATTGCAACGTTACCACAACCTGTAGTATTGTTTGCTAAGGTTTGATAACCCATAGCTACGTTACAAGCACCTGTATTAGTGGCTGCCATTGAACCTCTACCAATAGCATGATTGAAGCTAGCTACTGTATTAGCTCTTAATGCTGTATATCCTAACGCTATGTTATTACTACCTGAAATGTTTGCACAGAGTGCTTGATTACCGATTGCAACGTTTAAAGAACCAGATTGGTTAAAATATAGCGCGTTAACACCTACCGCTACGTTATTTGAATTTGTTGTGTTTAACCTTAAAGCATTAGCACCAATAGCTATATTACTCGAACCTGCTGTATTGGTTCTCATAGCCAGGCTGCCAATGGCTACGTTATTGTTTCCGGTATTTTGACACAACGGTAGGTAACCTAGAGCTACGTTATTACCACCTCCAGCTGAAAATAGCATTGAGTCCTTTCCTATAGCAATATTGTTAGCGCCTGTTACATTTAAAAGTAGTGGTCTATATCCTAAAGCTACGTTACCGCAACCTGTTGTGTTAGAAGTTAAAGCTGAACGACCTACTGCAGTGTTTTGAATACCTGTCGTATTAGATGCTAAAGCAGATGAACCAATTGCTGTATTTGTAATAATAGTACCACCACCTCTACCAACCGTAAGTCCGTTTATAGATGCATCGTTGATGCTTGTTAAATTAGTTACAATAGCACTTGATCCTGATACATAAGAAGCAGAAATCGCATTGAGAACGAAAGAAGCTGTCTGAGCATTTAGAGCCCAACTTGCGGTACCAAATAATGAGCCGGTTATACCATTAGTTACGGTTAGAGAGCCGGAAACGATAGAATTATTCTGGGCTATTAATCCCAGCCTTGCTACAAATTCATTAGCCATTACTTAGTACCTCAGATCACTATCCCTAAGGTGCGGGTTTTATTACTAATAAATAGTTTAGATTGCCATAACTCTATACTTTCTTCCTGTAGGATCTTCTGCTTGAAGTTCGTCAGCTTTTGCTTGAGCCTCAGGTTCGTTATCGTACTGGTAGATTGGATCTGTGGGAGTTAAATGTGCTACCCAAATTGAATCTGAACCTGGAATAAATTGCATTTGTACTTGATATATCATATTACTTTATTTTATAAATAAGTTGCTAGAGCTTTTATGTTCCAACCACTTGTGTTTGTTATTATGTTGAATTGTGCTTCAGCAGATGCGATGACAACTGATGCTGTAACAACAAGCGTGCTCCCAAGATCAACTGTTGAGAAATCTGTAAATTCTACATTCCCACCGTTCCATACTGCCATAACTTCACCTGTTCTTGCGTTGGTACCGTTTGTTACTGTGTATTTGTAGAATCCTGCTGTGAAAGATCCTGTTGGTTGAGTAAACAAATTGTTTGTACCTGCGATGGATGAAATTACGGTAGCAGAATCGTTTAAACTACCATTAAATCTATAAGTATTTGTTATTACAAAGTTACTACCGCTTGATGCATTTATTGCATAAGATGAACTTAAAGCGTAAGATGAAGATACTGATATACTTCCTGATGCAGCAAAGCTTGCAGTTGTTGCAAATGATGCACTTAATGCTTGAGTAGCATAAGAAGCAGTACCAAATAAACTTCCTGTTAAGTTATTTGCTGTTACTGGTCCGTTAAATGTGCTAGGTCCGTTTACAGTCAAGCTTCCCGTAATACTTACAGATCCTGTTAAAATCTGTCTGTTAGCTAGATCATTTCCAAAAATGTTAGAACCAGAAGAATATACAATGGAAGAAGTAACAGTTTGTACTACTAACGTTTGCGCTGTCAACGTACCTGTTACAACAGCGTTGCTTGATGTTAAGTTTTGTCTAACTAGGAAGTTATCTGCGCTAGAAGCTGTTGCAGCAAACGATGCTGATATTGCGTTTAGTACAAAAGATGCTGTTTGTGCATTTTGTGCCCAAGATGCAGTACCGAATAAAGACCCAGTAATTATTGGTGCATTTAATGATCCTGTTACCTGCAGACCTTGTGTATACCTACCTGAGCCTGATACATCTAAATTGAATATCGGTAATTCTTGATTAACACCAATAAACCCAGATCCTGATACTCTTAGTATATTATTGAATGATGGTGAATCGATTCTAAATAAAACTGAGTTATTTGTTGAACCTGAAATATGAACTTTAGCTGATGCTGCTATTGCAAAACTTGGACCAAACATCCAACCGGTAGAATTGGTAACTACTGGACCATCACTTAGTCCGGTTAGGTAGGGTGTTTGTACTAAGTCATTGAATTGAGCTGTGCCATTATTTCTTAATTGGATAACTGTAGATCCTCCAGGAGTTCTGATTTCCAATGCATTAGCTTGAGCTGATGCACTTGATTGTAATATTACAGAAGCACTTAGATTTGTAAGTCTGCCATATAATTCTACATTCTGAAATAGTGGGTTAACAGAAGATGCTGTTAATGCAAAAGAAGCACTAACTGCATTCAATACAAATGAAGCAGTTGTAGCTTGACTTGAACTAATTGCAAAGCTAGATGTTATTGAATTAGAGCTTGATAATGCATAAGAAGAACTTACTGCTTGACTAGATGATACAGTAAACGATGAGCTTACTGCTTGACTAGCAGACACTGCAAAAGAAGAACTCAAGGCTTGTACTGCATACGATGCTGTACCTAACAATGAACTTGTAATGCTTGTTGCTCTTAGACTACCACTTATATTTAATGAACCTGTTACAGTATGAAAGTCTGTTATTACACTACCTATATCTACTCCTGTCTGTCTTACTTCAAACTCTCTTAAGCTACCTGTTACTACTATAAAAGATCCTGTAACTGTTAGATTGTTTGTTATTTTAGCTGAACCTGATACTTGTAAGTTTTCACCTGAGTCAACAAAAGTTCCTCCTGTTTGAATACCTACCCTTCCAGTACCGTAAATTTTAACTGTATTTATGTTGTTTGCACCTAAAATTAAAGAACCAGTGTCTAAATTACGTGCATTTAGTATAATCCTAGAACCTATGTTAATATTGTCTCCAATAATTGTAAAAGTACCGTTGTTTTGATTACTTATTAGCTGAGTTGGAGTAACTAGTAGTCCTGCACCTACAGTTGTTGATGTATTAGATCCTATGTATACTGAGTTTGGAGCTCCGTTTGCAGTTTGAAATAGACTTTCTCCATAAACATTAAAAGATCTAGGTGTTGCATTAAAGATAAACGGAACACCTACATTTACTTGACCGCTGCCACTAATAGAAAATATACTAGAAGAAATTGGAGAACCAGCCAATAGTAAATTGCTGTTACTTGAACCTGATATTTGTACTGTGGCTGTTGGAGCTACGACATTTAATCCTAACCTACTATTAGTTGCATCCCAGAATAAGTTGTTTGAACCTGTTTGTGTATTTGCTCCAGTCCAATAAGTAACTTGACCAGATGCACCTGTACCTGTAGGGATTGGTACATTATTCAGACTTAAACTACCTGTAATACTAACAGAACCAGTAAACTGATGTGTGTTAGACAACAAACTTCCAAACCTAGTTGAACCAGTTACAAAATCTGTAGAAGATGTAATAGTTTGCGCTACTATTGTTTGAACAGTGAGTGTGTTGTTTATTAATGCATTACTTGCAGTCAAGTTACTTCTAACTAAAAAGTCGTCTGCACTTGATGCTGTTGCTGCGAAAGAAGAACTTATAGCAAATAGAGCATGTGAAGATGTCTGAGCATTTGAGCTGCTCAAAGCATAACTAGCTGATATTGAAAAAGATGCAGAAGTAGCTGTGCTTGCATTACCAACTAATGATGCACTAATAATAGAAGTGTTAATCCACTTTCCTGCCGTAGTACTGTATGCAAAAGGTTGTAAGTTTGTAGGTCCCGATATTGATACATCAGACAAACCTGCTAAAGTCTGTGTTATAACAGAACCACCACCTCCTGATCCTCCTACTTGCCTAAATAAACCTCCTGGTAAAATTGTGAAGTCGTTAGCAGAAGTAAAAACTCCTGTACCGTTTATGACGATAGCACCTAAATAAACTGCATTTGCTGCTGTATTAGGAGCTTCTACAAAAGATTCGATGTTTAAGTTTGCAATAGCATCTGCTTCAGTAGTGTATATGTTATTACCGTAATAAACAATAATTGCTTTAGCTACACTATTAGGGAACCAGAATACCCTCTGTATCGACCAGTTACCGGCTCCTACATTAGTTAGAGTACCGTTATTAGAATAATTTTGAGGATCAATTGCTCCAAATCCAGCACCTGCATTTGTTAAATATACCCAGCTAGATCCTGATTGATAATATCTATATATTTTAGAGGTCTGGGTTCCGGGGTCGATAGCATAGGATGGATTGTTTGGATCTATAGTGTAGTTAGATCCTGGAGCATAAGCTGTACCGCTTCCTACCACTAAGCTACCTGTAGAAGATCCACTAGGTGCTAATGTAAAACCGGATAGTTTTAACGGTCCGAATGCTCTATTAAATATATTTTGCGATTGCTCAAAACCGTATGCTACTGAAGGCTGTGTTTTAACAGCATTTATTGTAGATCCGTTTTGAAACAGTACAACACCTACATTAATTACTGTATCGAATTGACCGTCGCTATACGGTGTACCTTGCTGAAAAATGTTACCGGTTGAATCAATTGATACAAAAGCTTGTTGATAGGAGGCAGTAAGAGGTGCAATACTAGCTGTTAAATTACCCCAGTTTAAATATTGGATTGTTGGGTACGGGTTATCGTTTAAGCTTGCGTTTAGATTAACAATAATACCACTACCGCTTGATACGTTGTATACAGTGGAAGATTGAGTAGTAATTAAACCTCCATTCAATAGACCCGTATAGAGGTTACCTTCTAACCAGCGTAGACGAGTTGTATTATTATAGCCTTTAGAATTTTGTGTAAAGTATAAGTCTTGTGTAGAACCGCTTACGTAAATGTAAGATGCAGATATTGAGTTATTAATGTTCGTTGTTACAGGTTCAAATTGAATATAACCGTTAATAGTTTCACTACCTGATATATTTAATGCACCTGTTAGGAAAGTTGTACCTATTAGTGTATTAGAACCACTTGTAAATAAGCTACCTGTTACTGTTTGACTACCTATGAATACGTTTGATCCAGTAGTAGCAAATACTCTAGATCCTGTACCGTCCAATAATCCTGCATTGAATGCAAAGGAAGCTGTTATTGAATTTGAGGAACTTATTGCGTTTGAAGAACTAAAAGCATAAGAGCTTGATAAAGCATTAGATGCTGATATCGCATAAGATGCACTTAGTGCTGTTGGTGCGTGTGAAGCTGTTGTTGCATTTAAAGCCCAACTCGCAGTACCAAATAAACTACCTGTTAAGTTATTAGCTGTTACTCTACCGTTGAAAGTAGAAGCTCCGTTTACAGTTAAACTGCCTGTTACACTTACTGAACCTGTAAACTGTTGTGTATTTGTTAGCTGATTGCCAAAAATGTTAGAACCAGAAGAGTAGACTATACTAGACGTTACAGTTTGTACAACTAAAGTCTGTGCTGTAAGTGTATTAGATATTAAAGCATTACTTGCTGTAAGGTTACCTCTTACAAAAAAGTCATCAGCACTTGATGCTGTTAATGCATGAGATGCAGTTAATGCATAAGATGCACTTATAGTATTAAGAGAGAAGCTTGATGTCTGAGAATAAGAAGCACTGAATGCATAAGAAGAACTTACTGCATTACTGCTACTAACTGCAAAAGAAGATGATAGAGCATAAGAGCTACTTACAGAAACTGATGCACTCTGAGCATTGCTAGCTGATATAGCGTAAGAAGCGCTTATACTATTACTTCCACTTAAAGCATATGAAGAACTAACACTAACACTACTACTTAAAGCATAGGAAGAACTAACACTAACACTACTACTTAAAGCATACGAAGAACTAACGCTATTACTACTGCTTACAGCGTAAGAAGCTGATACTGCAAAAGAAGAGGTTAATGCTGAAGGTGCGTGCGATGCTGAGACTGCCCAAGATGAAGTACCAAATAGAGAGCCTGTTATACCACTGTTTACATTAAGAGACCCTGTTATACGTTGTGATCCGCTAATGTTGAAAGATCCTGATAAAATAAGGCCATCTGTATAGATCTGCCTTCCGTGTGTTATATTATCGTTCTGAGTTATGAAAGAATTCATAACACCAGACGAAACAATTAAAGCACTAGAGTTTGTTCCATTAAATGATACTCCTAACAATAGTCCATTACCATATGCGAACCCACTCCAGTCATTTAGTGCAGGTGTGATAGCTTCTTCCCACGTTATACCATCAACAGAATAAATGAATCGGTTTTGTGATGTTGAGAAACATCCCGCTGCAATAAACACACCGCCCGCAAATATACATTTCCAAATTAATCCTGTCAATGGAGTATCTCTTACGGTCCAATTTATTCCGTCAGGAGATGTCATTACTTTTCCTTGGTTACACGTAACAACAAATAATCCTTTACCGTAAGTGATATTATAGGTTGTTAATGTACCTGCTGATGGTCTAGTAACATTGTTCCAACTTATACCGTCAGACGAAATTGCTATTGATCCAGAAACCGTTGATTCTGCTACTGCAACATACCTATCATTTGCGTAAGTAACACTTGTCCAAGGTAAATCCATTGTTGCAGGTGTTGATACACCTTGCCAGTTTACTCCATTGTAACTTATGTCAATTCTATTTAAAGAATTATCAATTTTAGTTACTACAAATTTATCTTTTCCGTAGGTTATACCATACCCTTGTCCACCCAAGCCAACTCCATTAAACCAATTAATTCCATCATAGGAATAAAAGGATCTTTGATTTAGGTGTCCAACGGCAACAAATATGCCGTTTTGATAAGTTACATTTATAAGACTCGTTAGAGATGGTAAAGTTCTAAAAGTCCAATTTACTCCATCAGGGGATGTTGCTATTGAACCTGTAGTTGAAACTGCAGCTCCAGATCTTTGTGCTGCAGCAACAAATAATCCATTTCCATAGGTTATTGCCCTCCAAGGAAGGCTTGGAAAATTGCTACCTGATACTGCTCTCCAGTAAGTTCCTTCGTTAAATTGATTACCTTGTAAAGTTGAATCACCAATAACATCTATAGGTCCATTAACGACCAAACTTCCAGTGATAGATGTTGAACCAGTAAATTGTTGAGTATTGGAAAGACTGTTTCCAAAAATATTAGAACCTGATGAATATATTACAGACGAGGTCACAGTCTGTACTACTAAAGTCTGTGCTGTTATTGTGCCAGATATTAGTGCATTACTTGCTGTAACGTTACCTCTTACAAAAAAATTGTCAGCTGAGGATGCTGTTGCTGCAGTTGATGAACTTACTGCAGTTGATGCGGATATTGCAACTGAAGAGCTCATTGCCCAGCTTGCAGTACCAAATAACGATCCAGTTATTCCTCGATTAACTTTTAAACTACCACTAATTTCTAGTGAACCTGTAATGCTGTGTTCATTGTTAGGATTAAGCTGTAGTTTATTGTTAGCTGTTACGTCAGAACCACCTACAAAGAAACCTAAATGCTTGTTTGGAGAAGCATTACCAATGTGAAACTCCGAACCTGTATTGAAAACATACGCATCATTAGGTCCACCAAGAAAACCACTATAGTTTTCACTGTTGATACCCATGTTAACATAGTTACCACTCTCATTACCATTATTAGCAGTAGCTACTACATCAGAAGAAGCATTAGTACCTTGATTGGTATTTTGAATATTAAGCTGTAAGTAATTATCCAAATTACCTTTACCGCTTATAACATTGTAAGAAGTTGTACTTGGCTGCCAAACATACAAAGCTTCAGGTGCATCACTTGTATTTCCTGTCTGGTTTATAATAACACTAAACGATCCTGACTGAAATATACTACTTGTTGCAAGTGTGTTGGTAGTATTAAATAAAGGAATGTACGTAGGTGTGCCTGCAATGTTGGCTATTGAACCACTAAAGTTTCCTGTAAATGAACCTGTGAATGATCCTGATAAGCTACCAGTTCCTAAATAAGATCCTGTTAAGGTTGCTGCACCTGTAAATGAACCTGTTAAATTTCCTACTCCTGTGAATGAACCAGTAAATGAAGCTGTAGTGTAAGAAGAACTAAATGTTAAGAATGATCCTGATAGTAGACTAATACTTGCACTTAGTGATGCACTAGTCTGTAGAAAGCTTCCTGATAATAAAGCAATACTACTACTGAAAGAAGCACTATCAATTAAATAAGATCCAGTGAATGAATTAAAAGAAGAGGTAAGTGTATAAGCAGGTGCTAAACTAGCTGTGTCTGCTATCGATGAACTTATACTGCGACTTGATGTACCAAATAATGAGCCTGTTAAATTAGTTATGTTAACTGGTCCGTAAAAGCTACTTGATCCGTATACACTAAGTGAACCGGTTATAGAAGTTGATCCAGTAAGTTGTTGTGTGTTTGATAGTTGATTACCAAAAATATTTGATCCTGAACTGTATACTACTGAAGAGCTTATAGTTACTACTTGTAATGTTTGTGCTGTTATTGTACCACTAAAAAGTGCGTTACTTGCTGTAATGTTACCTCTTACTAAAAAGTCATCTGCAGATGATGCTGTAAGAGCGTAAGAAGAAGTTATTGCGTATGAAGCTGTTAAAGAGGTTGGTGCGTGGCTAGCTGAGACAGCGTAAGAAGAGCTAAGTGCATAGCTACTGCTTACTGCATTAGAAGAACTAACAGAAAAGGAGCTTGTAAGAGAATATGATGCACTAGTTGCTGTGTTAGCATTACCAGCATTATTAGCAAATAAAGAAGTTGAGGCACTACCTGCTGTAGCGGCATAATCGGCATAAGAAGCAGTCGAAATGCTACCACTTGTAGATGCGATTTCTACAATTGATTGACTTACACCAGTATCTCTTTTAAAGTATATTTTACCGTCGTAGGTATTGACAGCTAATTCACCTAAATCAACTTGATCAATAGTAGGCGCTTTACCGGGTACGGCACTGCGTTTCAGTTCTATCTTAACTGCCATATATAGGACGCTTTAAAAGTATATACTAACGAATACAAGGGCTTATATAAGCCGGTAATAAATAGTATAATTAATAGAACCCTCCATCTATTCCAGTGCCAATCATAGAACCAGAAATGGATTGAGGGAACTCTTCGTTTGGAATAAATGGTAATATGAGACTTGAAGAAAGATTTGTAGATCCTGTAACTTGCAAACTTCCAGATAGTATAATAAGATTTGGATTAATACCGTTAAGAGCGTTAATTATACGAAGTAAGTGCTCAGCCTCTATTATAGCTCCAGGTCTTATACCTGTTGTTGGTATTGTTCCGTTGACAGGTGTTGGTACTTGATAGAGGATAGGAACGCCTGCTACATTAGAACCTGAAGTAAATGTTACGCTGGTGCCTGGAATGCTGTAACCTGTTAGATTGTTTAGATAGTTTATAATATCGTTTACAGAACCACTACTTAATGCTGATGAAGCACTAATTATATACCCACTGGCTGTTGGTAAATTGTAGCCGGTTAGCTGGTTAATTGTAGATATTATGCTGTTTATAGATCCACTTCCTGTTGCCATAGACGATGTTGCTAAAGATCCACTTGTTTGAGGTAATGTATAACCTGATACTTGGTTAATATAATTAATTAAGTTATTTACTGATCCTGTTCCTGCTGTGAAAGATGAAGTAGTTTCAGGTGTATCTTCAGTAGGTATTAGAAATCCCGACAATGAGTTCACTAAACCTATGATACTATTCACAGAACCACTTGCATTAGATACAGAAGCTGTTACAACAGACCCGCTAGGTATTGGTATCCTAAAGTCTGTTATAGAGTTAATTTGCGATATAATGTCAGATAGTGCACTCACTGTACTAATTCTGTACTAAATACAACTTTACAAATGTTATATGTCTTACTAGTCAACTGTGCAAGGTATGCATTAAGTGAATCAGGAATGAGATAACCGTTTAAATTCATAGTAAACTCAGTCTTAATTAGCCTGTCTTCACCTTGATCATAGGTCTGTGCATCAGTAAACGAGTCAATCTTAGTAAGAAATTGAAATCTAGAAGGATCACCCCAGTAACTATTAGAAGCAAAGTTAAGAGCCTCTATCAATTTATCCATCTGTTCAATGTAGTTTGTCCACATTATACACCTATAGTTGATAGTAACATAGTCGGGTGTCACTACTACATAGTATTCCTTTTGAGGTATCTGATTCTGTAATGTAAAGAAGTTGTCGTAGATGTTTCTACGATTAAACAACTTTTCAAATAACTGTACATTATACGCTCTATTACCGTCTAGCTTATTACCTAAGTTTCTTCTCTGTTCAATCGATTCTCTTTTGAACATAATAAGAGGCGACATGATTTGTGAAGCATTATTTCTATAGTAGCCGTCAGCTTGTACTGCTTTCCATTTTTCTGGTGAACCGTATATGATTGGCACTAGAATGGTGTCGTTGTTTTGGAAAACCTCTAACTTAAGATGTTGATTGAAGTAATACATGATTGCTTCATCGATGTCTTTTATGCCTATAGAAAATTTCTTAGTAGGCTCTTCATCATAACTTGTCTCATATGCTCTGTTAAACTCAGGTTGACCAGGTTTAAAAGGCTCTGAGTAGATGATATTTGGATTACCGTACTCAGGATCTTTTGGTACGATGATCTTATCGAGAAACTCTCTTCTGTTCTGTGGTCTAACTTGCTGTGGCATATTATAGTCTTTCTTTTGCTATACCCAATCTCTCTGGAGAAGTTAGGTGAGTGAAACAAATTATTGAGAAGCTCTGACCAAAGTTCTGTAAACCGTTTGAATAAGCATAAGAGTTGTCCTTACCTAAGAAGAATTGATTTTCGTTGACATTATCTACTTCATAGTAAAGCTCGTTGTACATAATAATATCACCTGTTTCTGGCACTACGTTGGCTATTGTTAGGTCATCTCTTAAGAATCTAAACTCTGTATCTCTTCTTGTGTCAGGACCAAAGTTATCACTTACTGTAGTGAAGTCACCTCTAACTATCAAACAGTTAAGCAAGACAGGACCAATGTAACTTTTTACTAAGGCTTCACCGTATATGTTGGCTGGTGAATCGTTCAGTACTATCTGATAATATCCTACCTGCTGAGTTACTACGTTACCTACAAACTCAGAAGCTACACCTACTTGCATTAATGCATCTCTAGTTGATCCGAATAGTGCCATTTTACCCTATGTATACTTGTAAAGGAATATTATTAAGAGTATTTTGTAACGAATCATTCTCAGATTGCTTTCTTTGTAACTGAGCTTGCCTTGACATATCCTCTAAGTCTTGTCTCAGCTTCTCTCTTAATGTTGTCTGCATTGCTTGACCTCTTGAAATTAAGTCGGTATAGTTAAGTGTTACCTCACTACCAGGTACTGCTACCTGTTGATACTTACCTCTAATAAGTCCTAATATTTCTGATGTCAGAGCAGCTGTATATTCCTTGATCCATTGCTTGCCAGGTTGATTAATATCTCCATATGTGATAAGACCGTAGGGTGCTAAAGAAGGATTTGCAACAAGTCCTTGATTAGCTCCATAAGGACTATTCTCTGTAAGACTCATTAGGTCTGATTGGAAGCAATACTGAATAGACACATATCTACCACCAACCATTGGAACAGGCATTATTCTTAACATTGTTCCTATAATTTCAAAGCTCCAGTTAGGCAATCTAACTGTGTTTGACATCTCAAGTTGTTGTATTCTTTGTATATCCCAATAAACTGGATAGAGAGTTGCACTATTAGAACCTCCACCTACACCAACACCTGCACCCATTCCATATCCACCCCAATCACCTGGCCATGCACCTGCACCACCTAACTGAGGGTAGTATGCACCATAACCGTATCCATAGATAGCAGGAGGTGCTTGATACATTACTCTTTGTACTATTAATCTATCAGTAGCAGACATACCTTGTGTACTTCTTGCCCAATCATACAAATCGTAACTTTGTACACTTGCAGTGAGCATCAATGAACCTGATTTCCACGACACAAATCCACCTACACCTGCTACTTGACCGTATGTTTCAGATATGTTTATAAGGTTTGTTAAGTTTGGACTTACAACAGTGTTATTAAGTAATGAACTAGTTGGTTGACCCTCTAAAGTGAGGTAATTATCTTTGATCTTAAGCTGGTAAAGTTCTTCAGCATAGATGGATACTGCTTCTTCAAACGCAGCATAAATGTTCAAATCATCCAATTCAACGTCTAGCACAGGATACCCCAACTTTCTTGCACAGTAGTTGGCTACTTTTGGACCGTCTGATTGGAACTGAGGATCGTTATCATAAAAGCCAAAAGGTGTACTACCTGATATTGGACCTGGTGAACCGTCGTATATTACTGGATTAGCCATTAGTTTCTTAGTTGTTTATAGATGTTTAGTACTTCTTCTACTATTGGATGTCTGTGATTGTGTTTCAGATGCATTGAATTTACACCTCCTACTGCACCAGGTACTGCTTTGTTTAAGAATATTAAAGCAGAATCCTTTTTTTCTTTCAAATCAATCTGACCAACATCACCTACTATAACCATTTTTGAACCTTCACAAAGTCTTGAAATTGCCATTTCCATCTGTGAATCTGTAACGTTTTGAGCTTCATCTAAGATAATAAAAGCATTTGAAAAGTTACGTCCACGCATGAAAGCAAACGGAATAATCTCAATTTGACCTTCTACAAGTAGCTTATCTACCTTAGCTCTGTCATACAACCTATACATGTTATCATAGATTGGTGCAATATAAGGATCTAGTTTCTCCTTCATTCCACCCGGCAAAAAACCTATTTCTTCTTTTGCTGTAACAACAGGCCTAGCAACTATTATCTTCTCAAATTCCTTGTTAAACAAAGCGTCAAGCGCTGCTTGACAAGCTACAAGTGTTTTACCTGATCCTGCTTGTCCTGTTAGTATCGTAATCGTACTGTTTAGGATAACCTGTTTAGCTTGCTTTTGCTCTTCATTTAACTGTACCTGAAACTTAATTGGGTTTTTTAGCTTTCTTTTTACCTGACCTGCACTTTGATTCATGTGTAACTCTTTCAAATAAATAGTTTCTAAATGTAAATAAAAAAGCCGGTCTTACGGGACCGGCTCTTTATGTTTTAGCTTTTAGCTAGATTAGCTAGCTTGAGCTACTTGTAGGTCAGATACATATACCTTACCATAGTATTCAGGACGGATGATCTTCTTAGCGTAACGAGTCATGATACCTTTTCTTGGAGTGAAGGTATTTGGATCGTACACTAATGGAGTCATGATCAATGGTACGTAAGGAGCGTATACGGCACCACACTCAAGGAACTGATTACCACGGAAGCCCATAAGGATTGTGTTCTCAGTCATGTATGGATTCTTATACACTTTATAACGGCTGTTAAGAGCACCGATCTTCTGTACGCCGAATGCATACTTCATAGTGTCTGCTGCACCGTCTGTATCAGCTGCAAATCCAGGAATAGATTCCAAGATAGTAGCTACAGTTGGAGAACATACTAGGAAGTTAGCACCACCACGTAAAGTCAACTGATGGATCTTGTTAGATACAGCCTGAAGCTTGATACCCAAAGTTTGGAACCAAGACATTTGGTTGTAGTAAGCACCTGCTGTGTTAGATACATAAGCTGTACCAGCAGCATTGATTTGGTTACCGATTTGAGCAGACCAGTTTGCTACAGTTTGAGCATTCTCAATCAACATGTCAAGGATTTCGAGGTCAATCTCAAGAGAGATGTACTCAGAAAGCATGCCAGTCAATTCAGCTTCAGCGTCAAGGCTGTGGTAAGCATTCAAGTCTTGAGCAAATTCTGGAGTCCATTGTGCTTTCAACTTACGAGTTTTAGCAGAAATGGTCTCAGACTTCATTTGTACGTTGATCTCAGGGATAACGATTGAAGCAGAGTTTGCAGCATTCGGGTTAGAGAAAGGAGCAGGTGTGTCGTTTGGAGCATCTTCGAAATCACCACGAGTTTGGAAGTTGGTAGATTTGTTATAGAACAAAGTTGAACCAGTAGCAAGAGATAGGTTAACGTTAGCAAGTGTAGAACCGCTCACGAAAAACACTAAGTTTGCACCTTCTACTACAGTGAAATCAGAGATAATAGTGCTAGGATTAACTGCACCACCACCGCCAGATGAACCAGAAAGTTCAAATGCACGAACACCATTGGTATCAAGTACTAAAGAGCCTGTGTTAACAAAAACTTTAACCATTGTATTACCTACGATAGAAGCAGAGTAAGCAGAGTTAAAATTAATGTCTTTGAAAGTTGCAAGAGCTGCAGTGGTAGAACCAGAAGCATAAGAAGCAGAGAACTGGTTGATTGAATAACCAAAGCGACCTTGGCCATAAAGACCACCTTCAGCTAGGTTACCAAATCCACTGTTCAAAGTTTGGTTCAAAGTACCATAAACTGACTGACCAGCTTGGAATGGCTTAGGGATGCTGTTACCATACTGGAAGTCAAGGTAGAATACTAGACCTGCAGGAAGATTCATAGGCTGTACAGAAACGAATTCTTTAGCAGCAATCTGTCCAAAGATCTTACGAACCAATGGAAGAGCTACACCAGCCCACTGCTCACCATTACCTGGTGTGAAAGTAGCACCGTTTGTTACGTTACCGCCTGTTGAAGATTGCTCCATTACGAGCTGCTTTGCTTGGTTTTCCAAGATAACGGCCATGTTGTTGCGATCGTAGTCCTTAAGACCTTCGAGCAAACCAGACTTTGACCATTTCTTAGCAAGCCTCTGGCTAACACCAAGTTGATCTTGGTATGGGTTAGCACTTTCTAAAAGTGATTGTACGAGGTTTGACATTTTAAAAATGTATTAAAGTTAAAAAAAAATTATTATCTAATTCCAGCTAATTGCTGCCATCTTGTTACAAATGAGTCAGCTTCTACAATTGGTCTAGCTGGAGCATGTCCAATTGGTTTTGAAGCAAATCCTACAGACTCTCTAAGTGAACCTTTCTTAGTTTCTGAACCAAGAGATTCAAGAAGTGTTTTGTAGGTGTTCTCAACTTCTTTAACAGAAACATTCCTGTCAAATGCGTCGATTACTTTTTTCTTCTGTGCTTCAGACAGATTCTTAGCTTTGAAGATCTTATTTACATAAAGCATCTTAGCAGAGAAAAGATTTACTTCGTTAAGTTCAGACTTAAGAGCCTTAATGGTTCTTACTGCTTCATTTAACTCTTTCTTCATTTCTTCTACTTGATGCACTTCTTCAGCATCAGTTTTAATTGAACCAGGAACTTTTGCAGCTTCTTCCATTTTCTTCTCTTCGTTTTCGAGTTCAGCAAGAATTTCTTCAAGAGAAATTTCTTCTTCATCGTCTACTTCCATCTCATCTCCACCTAAATCGGCAGCAAGATCAGTGTCAGCATCGAGAGCAGGACCCATATCACCAGCACCACTTTGAAGTTGCATAAATACATCACGAATGATTTCTTTAAGATCTCCAACTTCCAATTCAACTACTTCAGTTGCATCAGAAACAGGTTCGTCGGCTTTAGGGGCTTTAGAAGCAGGCTTGTCATCTTCAGCGCTTTCATCTTCATCGTTATCTGATTCTTCATCATCTGCTTCGTGGATTGAACTTTTTGCTTTTTCTGGATAGCCTGTACCTCCTTTAGTAGTACGTGCCTTCTCATCGTATCCAGTGTCGCCACTTACAGTGTGAGCTTTTTCAGAATAACCAGCTGTGGTTCCTTGTTTTTTGGCTTCATCGATGTTGCCGTCCATTTCTTCAGATAAAGCGTCAAGTTCTGCAAGAATTTCATCGAGCGTGCTCTCATCGACCATGTCGCTCATTTCTTCCATCTTGTGCTTTTTCTTTTCCATGTCATGCTTCATCTCTTCCATTTTGTCAGATTCTTCCATGTCAGCCATGTCGTCTTCAGACAGGGTTTTAGCCATGGATTCCTTAACGAAAGGTTCGAAATGTTCAGCGAGTGTTGCTTTAGCTGCAGCCATAGCTGTCTCACGAACTGCCTTTGCGTCAAGGATTGCTTGTTTGAACAATTCTTGATTTTCCATCATAAATTTGTTTCGGGGATTGCTAATTAGATTGTGTAGCAATATAAGGGTAAGAGTAATTCTTAGACACCATATTAGAATGGGGTACTATGATAAATAGTCCGTTGGTTACTAAAACGTTGACTTTCTAAGAAATTTATTTAATACCAAACGGTTCACCTGTAACACTGTGTACAGCTTTTCTATAAGCTTTTTGAAATTCGCTTTGGAGTACTTTCATGAGAAGGTCTTGTAGTGGTTGGTTATTTTTAAGTAGTGCTATCTTACCTTCACCTTCGTCATGGAAGAATGCACTAACCTCTACAAACATTGTATCTCTACCTTGAGAATCGTCTATTGTAAGTCTTATTGATGGTACATCGTCATAGATGTTTGGATCATCTATAGAGTTTACTTCGTTTTCAACAACTCCTGCCAGTTCTTGGAGTCTTTTAACTTCGTTAAGTTGTTGTTTCATAGTTAAGGCTTTAAGCAACAAACACCTGATTGAGTGCAGATGATGTCTGAAATAAGTTTGTTAACACTGTCGTATTTGTTGTAACTAATTAATGGATTATATGACTCATTAATCCCTGAAATTGGTTTTACATATGCACCAAACGTTGATGGTATTGATACAAAGTCCCAACAAATTAACTCTAGGTCGTCTTCAACTTGCACAAGTCCTTCTCCAATTGGTGTTACAGAACCCATTGCACGAGATGATACGCCTACGTTAATGCCTGCCATAAACAATTGTCTTAGAATATTGCCAGATGGAGTATCAAGAATTTCAAACTCACCATACAAATCCTTATCCTGCCACCATAGTTTGGTAATGTTATGACATACATTCTTAAGGTTTATAACAGAAGACTCAGGATGATCTAACTCTCCTAAAGCTCTTTTCTCCATAACAGGACCTTCTACATACAACTGTACCTGCTTTGCTAATACATCATAATCATAGATACGACGGTTAGCATTAGGCTTATTGGCAGCTTGTACCTTTCCTGCAACCAAAAAAGGTTTATTAGGATTGTATCTAGCCTCATTAAGCTGCTGCTGTAAAGGCTCAAAAAGCATGTGTTCTATCAGTACTTGTTTGGCCATATTATACGTTCTTAGTTAATCCTGTTTTAGTATCAGTAACATCAACTTGCTGTCCTAACTTTTTCTCCATACTCCTAGCAGTCTGTGTTACTCTGTTTACATCTTTACCAACATCTACTGTAACACCTGTATCAGTCTTAGCAATAGCACCTTCCTTCTTAATTTTATCAATAGCTTTTACAAGCTTTGCTTTTATCTTTTCTAGTAGAGACGCTTCGTTGTCCTTTTCTTCCGTTTGAGTTAGTTTGGGATCAACACCTGTATCAGGACCTCGAACACTACCCATATTTGGAAGAGAACTAAATGTTTTTGGTGCTTCAGGATGTTGAGGAATATCTTTTTTAGTTAGAACATTTTTCTGTAAATGATAACCATAGGTTTTATCAGGATCTTCACCTTCTCCATCTTTATTGTACTTAGCTTTCGCTGCTTCATACGCATCAGAATCCTTATCAAAAACTACAATAGCAGTATGTGTGTCAAAGCCAATAACATTACCTACACCGTTCTCGTCATACCCTTTTAGAGATTTTTTTTTTACTCTTGAACCTATACCAATATCTTCAAATTTATCATTGTTATTAGTTAGATCTTCAAGTAAATGCTCTTTTAAAGCCATTACTTTTTCCTTACCTGGTGTTGCAAAAGCCTGTAGTTTACCTTTAGGAGTTTGAGTCATCTGAGCTACTTTCTCCTTCTTTTTAACATCCTTAGTAACGTGGTTGGCACTTGCAGGAGCATCTTTCTTAACTACTTTAAGCTCGTTTGCTTTATCTACATTGCCTACCTTCTTGTATTCTTTCATCTTGAGATTTTCATCTCTTTTCTTAATCTCATCGTAGTTAGCAATCATTAATTCTCTGTATGCGTCAGGATCCTTAAGCATCTTAGCTACTACCTTTTTTCTAGCCTTCACATAATTTTCATCTGTGATTTCAGGCATCTTAGACAATTCGTACTTGATAGCACGGTCTGCTACATAAACATTCAAGTGATCCATACCTCTATACAAATCGTCTTCAGCGTTTGGATTATGCTTGTAAACGCCTTCTGGCTTCTTAACTTCGTTTAAGATACGTTTACCTTTCAAGATCTTTACTGAGTCATCGTACGATGTCACTGGAGATATATGTTGAGGAAACTGCATACGTATATTACGCATAAAGTTTGCTTTTGACATCTTGCCTTCTAAAAGGTCTTGGTACTGTGCTTGAATATTTTTCATACTAATAAATAGTTAAATTTAATCTTCGTTATCCCAACCTAAAGCTTTGCTTAAATTTGTGTAACCCTTTGCTAAATCTTTTATATTACCAACCATGTCATCTAAACCCATAACCTCCATATCAAAACTATCAAGTTCGTTTGTCAAGTCTTCAAGTTTTACTACATTATCTGGTCTTTCAAAGAAATCATATTGCTCTATTACAGAGTAGTAGTCTCCAATACTTTTTTCTGTTCTTTTTCTAATATCCTTCAAAGTGGCTTGATATTCGTCCAGCTTTTTTGGATCCTTTGATAGGTCTTTTACTGATAGATCTTCAATTTTACCTGTAATTGAGGCTACTGTTTTTTTATTATCATCAAGTAACTTGGCAGCTTCTTTTACATACTTCTCTGCTTTTTTTTCAGGTCTATCAGAAAGAGGGTTATCGGATAGTTCAAGTTCTTCTTTAAGAAGACCTGCTATCTTTTGTAATTCGTGTACCTCTTTTATCAATACCTTTCTTTTCATACTATCTTCCTTGTCCTCGGTAGTTCTTTTCAGATCTATCGTGTTTGTTAAATGATTTCTGAGACTTACCTTTTTTGCGTTTACCAAAGGTAACCTTTACTGATTCACCACTTTTTCCTTTTACTTTTGCCATGACTTAAAATTTAATAACGATCTTTCATTCTTCTTGTCATATAATCACTTAGATGTTCACCACCAAACACACCTTCTATTCTAGCGTTTATATCGTATTGATCTAACCCTTTTTGAATCCATCTTTCTAATTCATTGTATAGATCTTCTTGTTCTTCAAAAAACCAATATCCTTCACGTGCATTCCACTCAGCGTGTAACTCCATATCCTCTACCATCTCTGCAATCTTTGTATTGTCTTCTGGTGTTCTACCAACGACCATTAATCCTGATCTCTGTGCTGCTTCTTTTAGTTTTGGTTTTTCTTCACCTTTCAACTTCTTAATCTTCGAATACACTTCGACTACTCTAGTATGAATTTTTTCAAATACTTTTTTAGTATTACTACTATATTCTATTGTTTCATCACCTTCTGATAATTCTGATCTCATCTGTCTAGTGAATTCTAATAGCTTGTTAATCTCTTCTAACTTATTACTAATGATCTTAGCTGCTTCGTGCATTTGTTGAGGCTTACTTCTTAGCGCAGCTTCTTTTTTAAATTGAGAATACCTTTTAGATTCCCACAACTCTTCTACGTCAATACTTTTCAATTTCTTACCTGCTTCTGCTGCTGAGGGTGCTTTTGTAAATCCTACACTGGAGTAGCCTGATAAATTTTTTGAACCTTGCTTATTAGTCTTAGCGGGTGAACCTGCTAATCTTGGTGCATCTTCTTGGTATTGCTTTTTACGTGTTCCTGCTGCATACTGCTCTCCTGTACCGGTAGGACCTTGTGGATCCCAGCTTGCACCATCTGTTGTTCCGCCGCCTACTGTATTTCCGCCGCCTACTCCACTCGATCCTGTCATTTCATCGATTTGAGGATTTTCTATAATTTGAATAGCTGTCTCGAGAGTAATAATACCTTCTATAACAGCATTAGTCATAATCCTAATTAAATCTACATCAGTAGCTCCGGCATCTTGTAGAGCAGACTGTACTATGTTTTTCAGTTCTGAGGTATCCTCCAATAAAAACTGTGTAGCGAATTGATTATTCATCACTTTATGTCTTTTAATTCGCTTATTAATTGATAGTATTGCATTAGACCTATAACAACTTCATCTCTAATTGGATCGTTTGCACCAATTGGTTTAATGAAGTTTAGTACTTCGTTGAGTTTAATCTTAAGTACTTGATCTTTTGTATTAGTTTTTATATCCACTATTTCAGACTTAACTTCTAAAAGCTTAGTGTTAAGATATGCTTTAAGATTTTTTGTATCTGAAACGTTGTTGATATACTCTTTTAACAAGTCCTTTTGCTCTGCTGATAAAACAGAATACTTGTCATTAAACTTTTCAATTAATATTTTGTGAGCTAGGAATCTAATTTCTTTATCTTCCTTCATAAACTCTTCTACAACCTTAGAAGCAACCTTACGCTCTGTTAAAGTTTCCTTAGTTACATGCTCAAGAAGAGTAAGTTTATTTGTAATGATTTGCTTAGTATCGGCCGGATTCTTAGTTGATTTAGATTCAATCAATGTATAGATTGATGCTGAGATTCTATAGTTATCGATCTTAGCTTTAAAAAAATCATCTAAATCGTAGTGTTTTTTGATCTCCTTAATAAGGTTATACTTCTCTTTATCGAGTTTAGTTCTATCTAAATGAGTAGCTTGCTCTGCAACAGTATTTATCAAAACTTCAGCCTTAGATTCACTTAATTTAGGTGCGTTGATTACCGTATTATACAAATTATATTCTTTACCAAGCTCAGTGTTGATAAAGTATTTTTTGAATATTTTAGCAGCTCTCGGATCCTTATTTGTCATAAGGTCTGAAGTAGCTTGTCTTACCAGCAATTCAAAAAGAATACCGGTATTTTTGTATTTGCTATGTTTAATCATTACAGTTTGCCTTAATTATAAATATCTGTTTATCACAATAAATCCGGCTTAATTTGGTTTTCATTAAGCAAGTCACTCTCTTTGTAGAGGTTTACTCTTCTACTCCATGCTTCGAGTGCTGTTTTATTCTTTAGATAAGCAGCTTTTGTTATTGCATTTTCCTTCAAACTCAACGGATTACCACCTTTATACTTTACTTTTAAGTTATCTTCTGCTGTGGTTGGTTTAGATTTTAGATCATAAACACCCATCCTATCACGTCCTAACGGATCGTCAGATGTGTTAATAAGAGATACTTTGTCTTGTGGTCTACCAGGAAGTTTAACAGGTTCAGAAGGATTGATTTCATCGTATCCTTGAGGTACTTCATTACCTGCTAGATTAGTGTTACCATACCCACCGTACATTGAAGCAATTTGGTGTGGTGTACCGTATGCCTGACCGCTTTCTGCTGGATCGTTACCTTCTTCTTCAATCTGTTTCATACGGAACATTCTCTTCTTATCCTCAACAACCAAGTCACGATACTCGTCAAATTCCTCTTCAGAGAAGTGGAACAATTTATCGTAAATCCAGTCAGTAGGCAAGAAGCTTGTTTCCATCATCTGTGCTGCTAGATCCATCTTCTCTTTCATCAATGCTACCCTCTCCTGCTCGTAAATGATAGATGGAGTTGTGAGCATTAGATCGAAATTGGTTAATGACTCATCGTCATAGCCATGGGCATAAAGGTGAACAAGAGCAATCTTAGTAAGTTCAGATAGTACAATACGTTGTATTCTCTCGATAGTACGAGCAAATCGAATGTCCTCAGCAGCAAGTGTTGCCTTACCTGTAAGATCTTTTTCATACCCTAAAAATGCTTTTGGAATTTTAAGTGCCGCAAACAATTTGTTAAGTAAGTAGTTAACGTCTTCAATACCGTTATACTCCAGTGGTGGTGCATTATCAATCCTTGTTGACTGATCATTTCCTCTTACAGGAATGAAAAAGTCTTCAAGCATATTCTGCACATTATAATTAAGATTATACTGTCCTGTTTTACCGTCAACAAGAGGAGTTTTCTTCATCTTGCTGATCATTCTTTGCATGTAGTTTTCTACTTCATTTGGAGGAATGGCACCTACATTCACATAGAAAATTCTACGTTGAGGAGCACGTGTTATACGATGAATTAACATCGCATCTTCCATCAACACATACTGCTTATACAACCTTCTACCTGGCTCTAAATAAGAACGTCCGTAGGGTAGGTAGTTCATATCACCAATCAATCTTAGGTGAGCCATTTCGTAATTGTAGAAAGTAATACCTAAGTCTGTGTTTTGGTATGAAGTAGAGTAACCTGCTGTTGCACCAAGTGCAGCTGTTGGATCGTACTTGAATATAACCTCAGATGGATTACTTGGATTAGTACCTTCAAGCCTAACAATGTTGTATGCTGAGAAAGGAATCACATTGTAAACACCAAACTTCTCTGCTATTTCTAGCTTCAAGAAGAAATCTCCGTACTTACACATATTCCTAATCCAGAACCATAGGTTAAATTCTATGTTTAGGATATCATAGAAAAGACTGTAAAGGATTTTTTGGATGTTTTCATCAGCAGATCTAATCTGTAACACTTCACCTTGAGTGTTTTTCAGTGTGCATTCGTCTGCAATAATATCCAAAGCAGAAGCAACAATCGGATCTGTGTCCATTGCTTCGTAGTCTGCGTAGATTTGTACGCGCATACTTTGGTAGTTCTGCGCTAAATTTAGGTTTACACCATAAGAAGTTGACGTGGTGTATATACGATTAAACCTATCTACAAGTGCATTCGTCTGCAGAACACCATTAACCTGTATGTTCTCAACGTCTACGGTCTTTAATTCTCCTCCGTCATTACGAATAATAACATCGGTAGAAAATAACCTTTTTAACGCTGAAAATAGGTTATTACGGGGTTGTTGAATTTGTTCTTCTGCCATATATGTAATAAATATCTTTTATCCAAGAAGCCAGCTAATATCATCTACTTGATTGTTACCAGTTGATATTTGCCATGGATTGTTGGTGCCAGTTTGGCGTCCGTTATAAATTTCGTAACTCTGATTTGAATTACTAAAGTTCTTGAGACTTGCATACGTTAGATCCATAGCTGTTTGCCTGAATCTAATTGCTGTATCTCTCAAAAAGAGTGCTATATTGAAAGACATTACAAGGTCGTCATTATATCCGTGTAAAGCTTGTGCTTTTCCGTTCTTCCAAATGAACACTCTATACTCGTCTAAGAGTCTTTGTGAACGTATAATAACAGTTTTCTCTTCGATAAATGATCTTGCTTTTTCAATTACAAGAGGTCTTGTTCTCTGGTTCATACTAAAGCCAGCAACCATTCCGTCACCCTTATCAAATCTCTCAACATAAAGATCAATTTGAGTACCTACAATCTCGGATTTTGGAGAGTAATACAAGTTGTGATAGCCACTCTCTTGTATAGATGTTACTACATCCCATCCAATACTTGCATTTTCAATTACAAGCAAAGCATTGTTCCATTCAATTGCAGTTGCTAAAAGTTTACGACCAAAATCTTTAGTTGAAATTTGATCTTTAAACTCTGCTACTTGCATTAAGTTGTCTACATCTATGACATGGAAAGTAGAAAAGTCCATACCATCACCTCTAGCTACGTCTGCTACAACCATATAAGTTTTAAGAGGATCTGGATATTCAAACAACCAATACACACCACCCATATCTCTTCTTTCTAAAGGTTCTCTTACAGTTTCAACTTGGTAGTAATTTAGTACATCAGGTTCAATAACAGTGTTACCTGAAGTTGAAAAGTCACAATCACACTCCTGTGCAGCTGCTCTAGGACCTAACTGAGCTGTCTGTTCATCTCTCCACTCTTGTGTTCTCTCAGGATGTACTGTCCAAGGTAATGCTATTGGAGTAAATTTATTCTCTCCAATTTGAGCTCTTGAGAATTCTCTGTGAAACCAGTTACCTACACCGTTTGGAGTAGAGATAGCAATACATCTACCACCAGTAGCAAGTGTTTGTTGTGCTGCTGTGAAGATCTCTTCTATTCTTTCAATGAAAGCTGCCTCATCTATTACTAGCAAAGATACTGCTTCAGAACGTGCTGAGTCAGTTGCTGCTGATACTGCTTTGATTTGAGAACCATTTTTTAGTCTTAGACTCAATCTGTTGTGTTCCATTACAGGCAACTTCATCCAGTTAGGTAGATTGTCGTATGCAAACCTAACCTTAGTTACCATGTTCTTAGCTGTTGCTTGTGTGGTAGCAAGTACAAGGATGTTTTTATCTCTTTCAAAGAGCATCATCCACAATGAAAATGCAGAAGTCAACGTTGATAAACCAAGCTGTCTTGACTTGTTAATTATAGAATAATCGTGCTTTTGAAGTAGTTTGAGTATCTTCTCTTGAAACGGATACAAATTAAACATCATTCTACCTTTTGTAGGATGTTGTATCGTATAATACTTCTTCATAAAGTAAACAGGATCCTGCTTACATTTAATTAATTCTTGCTTTATTGCATCACTTATTGCTGCTTGTGTAGCCATTAGATTTCTTCGTTACCTTCTTCATCTCCAAGTGAAACTTGAGGATAAAACTTCTTTTCTAAACTCTTAATCTTCTTAATTATATTACCGTAATTAACGTCGTGATAAACCTTCTCTTTGTAATCTTCTATTGATATAAGGTTTTGTTTATATTGTTGAATGAGGGTTTTTAAGTAAGCTTTCAATTTATCTAGTTCCCTTTCTTCTTCACCGCTAATATCTTCACCTCTATCAACTGGTTCCTCAGGTTGTACTGGTTGTTGCTCAAAGTCTTCGCTGTCATCTGGATCGGGTTTATTCCAACTATCTTCAGTATCATCTATATCAGCATCTTCAAAATCGTCGTTTGCAAGCTGTGGTTCGAGTATGTCATCCTCCTCTCTCATGTAAGATTGAAGAGTAAGTTTGTTCTCCATTAGATACTTTTGAATATTGAATTCCATACTACTTGTTTAGTAATAAATAGTTTCTATTTACATATCGAATTGGAAAGCGTCAGCTATAGGCATTGCTTTGTGTTGATTTACAAGCTCTTGCCACCTGTCTTTCTTGTACTTGATTCCGTAAATGTAGTATTCAGATGCTGTTTCTTCGCTTTCAGGATAGATTAAAGCAGGACCTGTGAGTGAGTGTATTTTTCCGTTGCCTGGTCCGTATAAAACGTATGAAATAGTTTTACCACAAGTAGTTCTCATGGTCTTGGTTTCAAAGGAAGTTCTCATCGTATTGGTTTTGTAAGAAGTTACAAAACTTTAATCACATTTCCAACTTAATCTTCGTCGTCAACTAAAAGTTCTTTGATACGATTTATCATTTCCTCATTATCGTAGTCTACATCCAATAACTCACCAGCAATTAATTCGACTAAAAAATCTGTGTTTTCTGTAGGTAAACCTATTTCTTGTTGTATTGTAATTAGAAGATTGTATAAATCTGTAAGAGGTCTTTCGTCTTCCTCATCTCTTCTCCTCTTTTTAAAAATTCTAATAAGTTGACTCTTGTACTTATCTACTACATAATCAATATTCTTTTTTCTCTCTGGACCGAGTGGATTGAAGGATAGATCGAGATCTTCAGTTAATTTAATTGCTCTTTCTATACTCTTTATTCTATTGTTTTTTAACTTTTTTAAAGCTTCTACAAACCTTATAAAGTAGTCTATGAAGTCATCAGCTGTATTATATTTTTCAGGCTCTGCTTCGAATTTAGATAATATAGCATCCCATATTTGATCAAACTTTTGTAAGTCTTCTTCCTCTTCGTAGAAACCATCAATCCATTCCCCAAAATCACCTACCCATCCTAATAGACTCCCTTCATGTCTATATAATTCTTCTTCACCATCAGCTTGCACTTTAGAAATATGACCTGCAGCATCTGCAATAAAATTAATAAGAGGAGCTATATCTAAAGTATCTCCTCCTGATAAAGGATTGCTAGAGAAATCTAAATCATCTTCTTTCAAAAGACCTGCTATCTTTTGTAGTTGTCGTACTTCGTTGATGTTTGCTTTCTTTTTCATATTGCTAGTCTTCTTCGTCTTCATCATCTGATCCTTGTTCGTAATACTCTGCTTTACCTTCCATAAACAAGTCGTAAATATCGTCGCTCAATCCAGGTACCAATTCGTCTAGTTGATTTTTGGATTCTAGATAGGTTCTTTCTTCGCCGTCTTCTACATAGCCTGCTCCAAGAATGTGTACGTCAGCAACATCTCCGTCGAATTCCCCATCGTAAAAATAATCGTCGTAGGTTCTCCAACCTGATTCCAAAACATCCACATAAGTGTTTACTGCTCTCATTAATCTAGGACTACCACCTTTATCTAATACTTGAGATTTAACTAAAGCATCTAACTTTGCTAAATATTCATCGCTTAAAAAAATATCAGTATTTGCAAAAGGATACTTAGTTAAATGCTTGTCAGATTTAGTGCGTAGTGGATTGTCACTAAAATCAAGATTATCCTCCTTGAGAAGACCTGCTATTTTCTGTAGTTGTTTAATCTCGTTTATAAATTTTTTTTTCATCGTTGTAAACCCTCAGCTAATTTATCAAAAAAATTAACATAATCTCTTGCTGATTTAAAGCTCTCGTCGTTTTTGTTTATCTTTTCCATTATTATATCGTACCAAATATATTCGAATTCATCCATCTCTTCTTCTGTTTCAAAGTAGTCACCACTATCTTCTCCAAAATCAGAAATATGTCCAGACAATATACCTGGGGTATCATAAGGTTCGTCTAAGTTTTTTTCTGTTGATGCTATATAACCTGATACAATCTCACATACTTCTGCCAAACTATTTTTAATTTTCTGATCCCTGTTTTGTATTTCACTTACAACTTCCTTAACTAGTTTTTCTATATTTCCTAATTTTAATGGATTGTCACCTAAATCAAATTCATCTTCCCTTAAAAGACCTGCGATCTTCTGTAGTTTTTGAACTTCGTATAGATAGTTTTTGTTCATAATTACTAACTCAATACCCATCAATACTCTCTACATATTCTTCAGGAAACCAACCTTCGTGTCCACCTTTTCTATTTCGTATTCCATACCAAATACCATTTTTATGTTTAGATACATAGTCATTTACCCAATCTTCAAATAAATCATATCCGTAATCTTCAGCAGCTTCTTCATTGTTAAACAATTGATCCCAATCACTAAGATCACCACCCCTTTTAACTGCTTCATCATAGTTTTTAGCTACTTGATCAACATATCCAAACATAGGTGGTTCACCTTCAAATCTAAAAGCTACTTCATCCCCTTTTTTAAATTTCCCTTTTGAGTAGTTTGGAATTAGAGGATTCATGTTAGTATCTAAGTCATCTTCTTTCAAAAGACCGGCAATTTTCTGAAGCTGTTTCACTTCTTTAAGTAGAGATTTTTTTTTCATTTTTTATCTTTAAAATTTAATATCCTTCGTACTTATCTAAATCACTTAATTCTACAAAAGCATCTGGGTCTGAGCTGTCTTCTAAATCAAGAAAGAAATCTTCAACGTCAGTTGTTCCTGCATTTTTCATCTCTTCTTTATAAATGTTTACGAGTTTTTTTATTTCTTCTGGTGTTGGGTCAGAATCTTCGTAATAATATTTTACTTTTTCTTCGATTTCTTTTTCAATTTTATTAAAAGGGTCGTCTTTCGATTGAATATCATCATCTGATTTTCTTATTGTTTTAGCTAAAGTGTCAAAATAATTAATATAATCTCTTGTAGTTTTAAATAGTTTTTTATTGTTTACAACACTTGTTAGTATTAGACCAAACCAATTGTTATTAAATTCGTAATTTTCTTCATCAGAAAAAGAATCATCGTAGTCACTACTAAAATCCTCTATGTAATCTGTTAAAAAACCTGGTGTATTTAAAGGTTCGTCTAAATTTTTAAAAATTCTACTTAAATAGGTTGAAACCTTTCCGAGAAATTTAATTAGTTTAATCCTAAATTGATCATCTTCAATTTGTAAATTGTTAGCAGTTGTACTTACTAATTTATCAAAATTCACAGCTTGAAATGGATTATCATCCAAATCTAAATCTTCTTTTAGAAGACCAGCAATCTTCTGTAATTGTCTTACTTCGTTAATTAAGGATTTCTTTTTCATAATTATGATTCTGTTTCTTCTGCTGCTGCTACTTCTGGTGACGTTTCTTCAGGTGCTTCCTCTGGCTCTCCTGCTGATGATGTTTGCTCTTCTCCTTCAGGTCCTTTTGTTTGAATTGGATTACCCATTGCTAGAAGCCTTGCAATAGCGTTAATACATCTTTCTCTTTCGCCAATTGTTTGAAGATAGAACTTCTTACCAGCTACAGTAGCTTCATAAGCCTTACCCATAAACGTCAAAAGGAAGTCTTGATCGTTATGCAACACGCATTTGAAAGTTGTTGGCTTTGGTGCTACAATATAGATACCTGTAAGATAATCTTTATACGCATCAGACATTAGCATTGAAAGTGTCTTATCTAGTGTTGGATACTTACCTAATATGAATGCTATAGGATTATCTTCAAAAGATTGAACTTTTGCTTCCATCTTCTCAACTTCATTGAGAATTAGTCTTCTTACTATGTCTTTTTTTGTCATATTAATTGTATTCATTTGGTTGAAGTTGGTCTTCCGGGAACCAGCCTCTGATTTGTCCTTGATTATTCTTTACTTGGTACCAAACACCTTGTTTTAATTCTTGAAATCTTCTAGGATCCATTGAAAAACCATAGTCCCAATAAAACCAATCACCGTTAGGATCTTTTCTTTTTGCTTCATCGTAGTTTTTTGCTACATCCTCTATAACATAAAATTCAGCTTCCTCATTTCCTTGATAACTAAAAGTATGTACTACCTCATCTCCAATTGTAAATTCGCCATATCTTGATTTTGTACTAAGAGGATTGGTTGACAAATCAAAATCATCCTCCCTCAAAAGACCCGCTATCTTTTGTAGTTGTTTAACTTCGTTTATGTATCTTTTTTTCACTATTATTCAATCTTACTTATACCATACAATAAATGGTCCGTATTGCTTAAGATACATATCAAAGAATTTTTTACCTCTTCTATATTCTTGTGGTGGAAGAAAACTCCATTTTATTTTTATGTTGTTTTCTTTGTTCACTTCTCCAATTTCACTATCCATAAGTTCATCGTAAGAATTAAAAACTTTTTTAGTATAACCATTAGACGGATCATCTAATTTTGCAATAATTTCATCTACATTGTCCCAATATGGTCTATCCTTTTGATCATGTATCCTGTCTTCTTCTGTAAATTTTCCCCAGAAATCGCTTAAATTAATACTTTCTGAGTCAGCTTCAGGTTTAAACTCATATTCATTCAAAAGACCAGCGATTTTCTGTAGTTGTCTTACTTCGTTGATTAGTTTTTTGTTTTTCATATTTTTTTAAGCTAATAATGAATAATACTCTTTAAAATGTTTTAGTCTATCTGCAAGTCCGATAGTACCACCGTTTACTCTTTTTGTAACTTCTGTTACTACTGCATCAGTTGCACCTTTATCTGCAATCTTATGTAGACCGTTCTTGTGAAAGAACCAAGCAGCTGACATAAGTGGGTACTTTGTTGCTACAAGATCAGGATTTTCTAAAATGTTTTCTGTAACAACAGCGTCAAACGCTTTGTAGTTATCTTTACCTGTAAGTTGAATGTAACCACGACCGCGGAATTTAAAACCTTCACCGCTTGTTTCAGGACCGTTACCCATTCTACTTCCGTATACTAAGTTAGCAATTTTTTCAGGCTTTCTTTCGTATAGCTTAGCTTTTTCTTCTGTAGGAAAATATTTTTTGAAAATACTCAATAATCCCTTTGCACCATAATTCAAGTTCTCGTTCACAGCCTTAAATCCACCTGACTCATGTCCTGCTTGAGCAAGAAAATGTGCAAGACGAAGTGGAGTATTGATTTCAAACTTAGTCTGTATGTCAGGGATCTGAGCAATTACTGAATCCGGAATGTGTCCTTTTAATTTTTGTAGGTTCATATCTATTTAAAATTTGGGTGTACTGGAATCACTTTTTCTAAATTCTGTTTCTCTTGTTCAGAGAACTCGTAACCCATTGTATTTTTAACACTTCTTGTTGCAAAATCTACTGCTTCTTTAGGATCATAACCTCTCTTAGATAAACTATATGCAATTTCAAGAGCATCTTTCATTGCTCTTCTTTTGTTTTGCACTTCTTGTAATATGTTGTTTAGTTTAATCATGCTCTAAGAGAATTTAACCATGCATACATTTCAGCTTCATACTCTGCGTTGTATTCTATATTTGGAATTTCACCATGAAAAAATCCTTCTACTTTACCCATGTCTATTACTTTTTTCACAGTTAATCCTCTTTTTAATGGATAAATGTCTATTTCCATAGAATCACCTACTACTTCTCCTTTAGAATCCAACATGTAGCATCTCCCTTCAAAATCTCCAAATCCAATAGAATCTCCAAATGTATAAGGAACGACCCCCGTTTTATCATTTCTTACTAATTGAAAAGTATTACTGTTAGTTATATCATCAAATGAAACATCTCTTCTTGCAAGTGGGTTATCACTCAAATCTAAATCTTCTTTTTCGTTAATACGATTTTTTACTCTTTTCTTTACTTCTGGATATATTACATTTTCCATTGTATGATCGAACTTTTCGAATCCTATAGAAGTTTCTAATTCTCTAAGTGCATCATATATCTCACTTGCTTGAAAGTCCAATTGACCTTCATACCACCAATCAAAGTCACCATCGTAATTTTGTATGCAATCCTCTACCATCAAATCTACTATCTTATTCACTAATCTCTTTTTCCTCAAAGCACTAAAAGGATTATCGCTTAAATCAAAATCATCCTCTTTCAAAAGACCTGCTATCTTTTTTAGTTGGCGTACTTCGTTTATGTTTATCTGTTTCACTATAGTACTATAAAAAACTAATTATTGCCAGATCCAATAAGTATGAGAGTCTTCTATTCCTATTGCAAGTTTAAATTCGTAGCCGTCTAATTCTTCATTATCACCACCATACTCTTCAGGAGACCTAAAATCAGAAGGAAATTCATAGCTCATAAAAAACTTTCCTTCATCTTCTTGTCTATTTAATGTTACCTCTTTTTGTATTCTCTTTGCAACATCAATTGCTCTTAGTACTAATGGTGGTTTTTCCCTACCAAAATGGGTATATTCGACCACACAATCCTTGTTCAAATCTATACCAGCTTCTCTAAATTTGGTAAGCACTTCTTTTTGAACAGCTAAAGGATTATTAGAAAGATCTAAACCCAAGTTTTCTTCTTCTTTCAGAAGACCAGCAATTCTCTGTAGTTGTCTTACTTCGTTAATTAGTTTCTTGTTTTTCATAATATCTTACTTACGTTTAACGTTTTTCCACATTGCAGCTGCTGCTATCTTCTGACCTTTCTTACCACCTCCTGCTTCTTTTGCTACATCTTCAAATCCTTTACCCTTCTTTCCAATATCTCCACCTGCTTTAGCTTTCTTAACTACGTCTGACTTTTGTTTTTTAGTAAGACCTGCAGAAGGTTTTTTCTTCTTTGCTTCGTACATAGCGTATCCAGGACCAGCTTCTTCTTCTCTGCTAGACTCACCACCTAAATACTCAGCTACTGAATGCATGTAGTCTGCTGCAAGACTAATATAAGCTGATACCCAACCTGGTAGATTGTCGCTCTCACCAACCATGCTATCTATCTTAGAAGCATTGGATATCATGTCTCTAAGTTCGTTTTTGGCCATGCTAGACTCGTGATCATGACCATGATTCCAATCACGTCCACATTCGTTGCATTTTCCTAGTAATTCAGATAGCTTTATCATTTTTTATAATTTGCTCTTAGTTATAAATAGTGTTTAACGACCTTCTAATGACTTAATTGTACTGTCAACCCACCTCTGTTGCTCTGGCGTTAGTGACTCCTTGACAGCGTTTTCAATAAAAGACCTTAACTGATTATAGTCTAACTTAATAAGTTTATCCAAAAATCGCTCTCTCACGCTTGTATCTTTAACATCACTATCTGCAAATACTTGATTAATAGCGTTGTAGATTACTTTACCATACATAAAATCCTCAGGTTCGTGCTCAGGTCTGTCTACAGCTTTCATTGCTGCTTTCATCTTTTCTTCATCGTCAGATGGTGTACCACCTGTACCTATAATCATGTATAGACCTTTAACGATTTCATGAACTAAGATTGGAAAATTGATAGCTCTAGCACGTATAACAAACCTATCATTCATGTCATCCCAGTAGATATGACTTTCTCCTGATTGACCCATATGACGACCTTGTGCAAGTTGATTCATCATAAACGCTACTTGACTTTCGTCGTCGAGCATTGCATCAGATGTTTTTTGTAATGACACGTACTTATCTACTAATTCAGGATCAATTTGATCGATATACTCTCTGAACATTAGAAAAGAAAAAGTACCCTTAAGTGCAGCACCTTGTTCTATTGCTTGTATAAGCCTTATCTTAGCTTTAGTTTCCTCAAAATCATCATCACCAAACTCAGGTTCAGTTGGATCTTCTTCGTAAGATCTCATTCTTCTTGCATCACCTACTTGTGCTTGTGGTACAATCTTTGCGTCTATCTCAATATCTTCTTCATCTATAATAGGATAAGCATCCTTTACAATTAAAGTAGCAATCTGTTCGAGTTCATCTTCATACCCTTTTTCTAGATTAGCCACTTCTCTTGCCAATCTCGGTAAGTCTCTAAACAATTCTTGACCTGTTCTTCCTTGAAGAGCATCTATGTAGTTTTGTTTACTCTTTCCTTTCAACACGTTTAGTGTCTCAGGACTAAATATATCTTCATATTTCTTTTCAAGAAGTCTCATTACTTACCTGATTTAAGTCTTTTTGCTATCTGATCTATTTTTTCTTTTTCGCTTTCACTCATCTTAGCTCTGGGCTGTTTGTATGGAGAAACTTTAGGATTACCAATACCTGGTTCTTTTTTAGGTTGAGGTGTTGGTTTAGTTTGCGGTTTAGTAGCAGGCTTAGTTTTAGGCTTGACTTCTGGTTCTGCTATTTCGTTTTCTACTAACTTTTGGATCAATCTTCTAACAAAAAGGTTTTTCATATTATTTGATTATTTCACCATCGACTTTTAAGTTCTGTGGTAGGTTTTTAATTTTTGTATCTGAAATATCTAAGTCTCCTTGGATGTGTAAATTGTCTGGTAACTTATCTAAATCTGTACCTGAAACATCAAGTCCGTCAGGTATAACCCAATACTCTCCAGATGCTTTTTCAGGAACATCTAAGTTCAATAACAATCTGTAGATGCCAGGGAATACTTTAGTATTACCTTGTTCTTTTAACTCATTATAAACCTCTTTTGTAAAGCTCATGTAGGGTTCTTTGAATAATAATTCTATTCTCATGTTACCACCCTTCACATCTTTAAATTTCTTGATGTCTGGATCGTAATAAAAAGCTGTATTGTTTATGATAGTATAGAGCTTATTGCCTACTTTGTATAGAGGTAGTTTGCCTGATGGTGAATCGTAATCTCCTATTTTGTATTCAGGTAAGTTTTGAAGCTGATCTGCATCATAAAGTCTTCCATCAACCTTACCTAAAAACTCTTTAAACTTTTTTAAGAGTTCTGGTTCATGTCGATTCATATCTCTGTTACCACTACCCTTCCACTCTCCACTATATTGATCGTGCTGAAATCTCTTATCTCCTTTTACAAATATAAACAAAGCATCTTGTCTGTTGTATCTATTGTACATTCCACTCGTTGTACACAGACCCATTCCCTTAGCAAGATCGCATGCAACAGGTTCTAGATCAGGTCTTGATTGTGGTAATTTGTAAACAGTATAACCATCTACATTGCCTATTACTAACTCAGGATATTTTGATGCTGCTTCTTTACCTTTACTAAGTTCTACATCACCAAGCTTTTCCTTAACTTCTGCAGATACGTTTTGAAACTCATCAAACCCGTAGTCTTGTATATTCTTCTTAGGAAATTTAGCACCTATCCTATTGAATAACTCTAAATTCTCTTTTGTAGCTGGTAGATCCTCAAAGAATCTCATTACCTCTCTTCTTGATCCTGGATTAATGTTTCCTTTATCGTCGAGATTAGGCTTTTTGAAGTCTTTGTAATACTTGTTCATTAGCCACTCTGAGTACTTCTTAATGTTGGTGGGATCTGCTTCAATAATTTTGTCAAATTCTTGATCAGTTAGCTTACCTGTCTTTACAAAGTTCTTACGAAGTTGTGCTTCTTTGCTTTCAACTAATAGCTCATATAGTAATCTACTTAGATTCATCTTCCTGCTTGTTTATTCTTTTAGCAGAATCAACTGCTTTTTTATAAGCTTTCGTACCTTTCTTGGCAGGTTTTTCACCTCGAGCTCTTTTAGCTCTAATGTTGTGCCATAGTCCTTTTGACTCTTCCTTTAGTAAGTCTGCTATTTTAATCATCTACCAAGCTTTACAGGACCAGTAACGTGCTTTCCACCTTGGTCCAGGGTTATCACAATTATGTCTTGCTCTAAAACTCTTCCTACGTTTAGGATTTGATTTTTTTATTTTGAGATTTGGATCTCCAAAGTTTACTTTTACTACATTACCTTTTGCATTCTTAACATATACTGAACGCTTTTTCGGACCGTCTGGAGTTAGGAAAGGTTTACCTAACGATACTTTACGACCTTTGTATTCTGCTTCTTCAAGCTTCTGCTCGTACTCCATCAAGTATTCAGTGAGACAGGCTTCACAAAATTGATCCGTTTCGTATGATTCTTGATAATCAGCTGGTAGAACTTGATGTTCGGTTGAGTTAAAGTCATCCATTGTAGATAGCTCGCTAATCTTGAGTTTATCTGCTAACTCTTCTGCTTCTTCTTTACCAACTTCACTTCTCAAATAATCTTGAATCTTTGCTAGTAACTCTTCAGTGTCTAGGTTTGAGTACTGATTAATGTACTTGAATTTATCGGAAGGATCGTCTACTTGGAAGTTAATTATATCTGCTGCTGCTTTAGCTTTGTTTTCACTCTGCTTGAAATAATCTATAAAAAGATCATATCTCCAGTCACGTTCACCTATCTCATTAACATCTACGGATTCATTCTTTCTTCTTTCACAACTACGCTTACCTGTTAGATAGGGTTTAGGACATGCAGTACCCTTTACGTGAACATGTCCACACTTATGACAGCATGTACCTTTCTTTTCGTCTATCATTAGTGAAGAAATTTAAGCTTGTACTTAGTTGATTGGATCAATGTAGATACTTCGTCATATTGATTTACAAGAAAAGTATCTTGAGGTAGTTGACCTTTAATCATATCCAAAAACTTACTCAGGCCTTCAAAGTACATTGCAGGATTATCATCTTCTTTCAAAAGATTAGCCATCTTGTATCCTCTAAGAATACCATACTGACCTTGATAGCTTTCAACAAGACCGTCAATTAAATCTACAATACCTTCGTAGTAATCTTGCAAAGCTTTATGCTGTGCATAAGAGGTGGTCTGTAGATGATAAATGTGAGCTTGATTGCGGCTCTGCATTAGTGTACCTATGTAGGTTGCAAATTGATCCATTACTTTTCCTCCTCTGGTTTAATAAGTTCTTTTTTAGATGCGCCAACCATTTTATGTTTATTTCTTAATTCTTTGATAGTCGACATTTTCATTTCAGCCATTTGATGATGTCTGTCAGCTGCATCTGGATCTACACTAGCTTCTTTCATGTGTTGATTAATCTCTCTTTGTAGTCTGTTAATGTGTTTATCTAGTTTACCAAGTACTACTTCTTTCTTTTCTTCAAGAGATTTAGCTGATTCAAATGCAGAACTTACTAGGTCATGAGCTACACTAAAAGCTTCATCTTCGTCAAGGAAAAAACCAAACACCTCATCAGGAGTAAGTCCAGCAATAACTTGCTTAGCAAACATGAAGGGATCCGATTTGAATACCAACATACTTGGGTTTTCAGTTGGACTCTTTGGTTTTTCTACTACGAAAAAAGGAACATTATTTTCAAACTTAACAAGCTTAGCTTCATCCACATTTGGAGACATCTCCCCAATATTAGGTGTTTGATGAGCAAATTGAGGAGCTCTTTTTTCCATTCTTGGACCCAAGTGACCACCCATTGATTCACTTATTCGTGCTTTTGATTTAGAAGGCATAATATTATAGGTTTTGACTCTTATAAATATCGAGTTCTCTTAGTTCAGCAATTCGTTCCTTCACCCTTTTATACACTGATTTCTTATCTCCACCACCCCATTTTTCAACTTCTCCTGTTTCTGAGACAAATGTATCACCTTCTTCAACCCATTCTTCTAAGAAAGTTTCAATGTCATCCAGTTCAGAATTCTTATTTCTATTCATAATGTTGGCTACATAGTCGTCATACTTACCAAGTCTCTTAAGTTCACTTTCATGTTTGATTACACAGTCAAAACACTTGCTATGTAAACCCCACATTTTCTTATTGTAATCATCAAGCTTCATTACTGTCCCGCAGTTTGGACAAGATAGTGGCATTAATACCAAACTCTTAATGTGATCTAACTTAGTAACGCTTTGCTTAATGCCATTTTTAATGGTCCATTTCTTTCCATCTTCATCCCAAACATCACCTTCCTTATGTACTTGGTTGTTCTTTTCGTATCCGGTTTGTATTTGAGTTCTATCACCAGTATTGCCTGTGATAATGTTTCTCATCCTCTGTACATCTCGAGGATTAAATTCCTTTTTAAGATTGTTTTCCATAACATTATTTTTTTATCCAATATAGTGCACCACCTAGATCTACCATTTGGTAATCTTTTGGTTTAGCTTTTTGCATGTAAGCTTTGTATACGTTGTATCTTCTTTTATCGTCTTCACCTTTAGTTTGTATTGGAGTTACTTTAATTTCTTCGGGTTGGTACTTATTTGCAAAACTTGCCATTATATCAAACACTGTTGACATTACTTTTAATGCAACACCTTCTTCTGTATCTCCAACAGGTCCTCCAACAGTACTAAAAAACGCTTCGTAATAGCCTTCACCCCACAAACTAAAAGCTACAGTATACTCATGTTTAGGTGATTTAAATTTATATATTATATTACCTTCGTTATCCTCGAATTCATAGTTCCAAGGGTAAGGTTTATCACCTATTTCATTTAGTTGTTTTAGTATTTGATTGAGACGTATCATTCGAATCCTAATTCTTTCAGTTTTTCTATAGTGTTTTCTGCACTTGTATGATGAATACCTATACCACCTGCTTTATTCCATCTTTCAATTATATCTTCTCGATCGTCTATCAGTATTGCATTTGGTTCTGCATATACTTGTTTGTTATTTGACTGCTCTAAATTTAACTTAACACCTGGTAGATTCTTTTCCATCCACTCTTCTTTACCTACTACAGAGGTTTGAGAGTTTGAAGGAGAAGATAATATCTCTGGATTGTACGGAGCAATGAAATTCCAAAGTTCATGACCGTCTTTCATCCACTCTAAATTAGCCCAAAACTCTCCACCTGATTTATCAATAGGTCTCCAGAATTCCTTCTTGTCAAACTTTGATTCGTAAGGTGGGGGTTTCTTGCCTGTTAGATTAATATAACCTTTAGTGAAATCTACTAAAACACTGTCTAAATCACAGTAAATCTTATATTGAGAAGCAACTTCCTTTAGTAACCTACCTAGTTTTATCATAAAACATCTATATCGTAAACGCTTAAATTTAATTTTCCGTAATCTCTCATTAGTATACCTGCCAAAGCATTAGCTTCATTTTCTATCTCACTACCAGTTTCACCTGCTTCATCGTATATCATATTAAGTTCATTCTGTCTATGATGTACAAGTTCGTGTGCTAAACTTCTACATACATCTGCAAGATTTCTTCCTGAATAGAAAACTCTAATAGTGTTCTTACCGGGATTATACTCTCCAAAAGATCTGTAATCAGATACAAAAGATTTGTCTGCTATAAAGCTTATCTGAGGTAGGGACTGTATTGCAAGTTCCTTTTTTACATAAGCAATGAAATGCTTAACTATATCAAGCTTCTTTTGGTTCATCTTCTCTCTTTACTTTACCTGCTAATTTTTTAAATATCTCTTGAGCTTTACCTTTATTATATGCAGCTACAGGAATAGCGTCTACAAGTGAATCGTAATCACCATACTCTAAATAATTTCTAACTACTGGTGCTGAAATATCACCATACTTTTCGTTGGCTGGTATCACTTTAACCCTATCTCCATAATTTTCTTGGAAGTAAGTTGCGTAATCTTGATCATCTGACTCATCATTACCTTTAACTAGGTAAACTGGATCAGCATTACTCTTACCTAAAAACTTTACAATGTCTTTTATCGGTGAATCAAACTCAGAAGTTTGAACAACTACGTTAGGAATCTTAGCCGTTTCCAAATAATCTTGCCAGATAGACATTGAATCTTCAGGTGTAATTCCGTCAACTACCTTGTTACTAACTATAATAGTGATTTGTCCAATGTATCCTTTACTTCTAAGATCCTTTACAACCTCAAAATGACCAATGTGAGGTGGCTTAAACTTACCAGGATACAAACAAGGACCTGGATCATTTAGCAAAGCTTCTGCTACTAACTGACCTAATTTAACTGCGTTTACCATATTACTAATAAATAGATACTATTCTGGTACCTTATTAGTATTTTCTAGCTTCTCTAATAGCTCTTTCATGTACTTAACAGCTATTTCTAGCTTGTTATTGATGTTATCAACCTCTTCTTGGTTCCTATGAAGCCTGTAAACAAACATTTTATACTTAGATTCTACCCTTGGATCAAAGGAAATAAAGTCACACCAATCAGCATCAGCACATATAATATTTGACATACATTGGTAGTAGTAATTGGGAGCTACTTTTTTGAAGTCGTTTTCATCTTTTATTAGTCCGTGCTTGAAATGATTTGCAGAAGAGAACGGACATTTTACTTCAATTATGCCTTTTGGTGGTAATAATCCGTCAGGAGAACCACCGTAATGCTCATTAACAGGAATGAATGAAGCCTTTTGAACCTCTAAATTGTTGGCTTCATTATAATACTGTATCGCTACATCCTCCAATTCTGTACCCCATTCTAATGCAGCAGGCTTAGCACCAGTTGGATATGATACGTTTGGAGACCCTCCTAGGATTTCAGACACTCTTTCGAGTAGGTAAGTTTTGGCTGTTTCGGTTAATCCGTCCTCTTTTCGTCCGTTACCCATAATTTTATAGATCTCAGAACTTGTAATCTTTCCTTTTCTAAGTTCAAACCAGGCATCGGATCTTTGTTCAATAAGTAATTCACTCATTTAAGTTGCATTTTTTTAAGCATTAACTCACCAAAAGTGAGCTGTTTAGCTGTATGTAAGAATTTTGTCATGTTCTCAAAGCCAATATCCGAAGGATCTTTACCTTGTAGTTCGATCAAATAAACGTCTTTACCAAGGTTTATCAGTTGTTGAGAGTAGTTCAATGCTTCCTTTAAAGCATCGTTGTCTAGTGCTAAATAAACAGTTTTAACATCATTTTCAACTAGCTTCATCATGAGTGATTTCGGTATTGTTTTACCAAAAAGTGGAATGGCGTTACGTTTCAAAGCAATAGCATCAAAAATACCTTCACAAAGTATTACTGGTATCTTCCAGTTTATATAGTATTCGAAGCCTATTAACTCATTTTTATTGCAAGAAGGTGCATTGTATTTGCGTGCAGGATCTTTCTCAAATGACCTTGAAATGAAGTAATTAATCTGTCCATTCTTATCGTAGGATGGAATGATGATAGAATTAGCATACTTTCCTGACTCACAATAACCTATGTTGTATTTTATAACATCAATATCTGTTATACCTCTTCTACCAATGTAGGCTTTTGCGTGTCTGTAAGCTAGTTTTGTGCTTATTTTATTAAGAGGAACAAACTCTTTTGGAAGTTGTACAGCTGCGTATTTCTTTTCGTTTATTTCTACCTTTCCATCTGGAAAATAGGTTTTCATTTCTTGAATTTGTTCGCTACTAGCGTGAAGCTTTTTTAGCAAACTAACGAGATTTCTACCCTTTGTAGCTGGTTCACAAGTCCAACAATGGAAAAATCCAGTGTTTGGATCTATTTCTAATTTAGGTTTATGGTGTTTGCAGAACGGACAATGGAAGGCGTGATTACCTTTTGTAGATGGTTTAGATTTTCCTAAAACACTGTGTAATAAACCAAGAACTAACCTAGCTTTCTCCATAAGAAAAAGATACGAAATTAATTCTACTCTTCAACCGTATTGATAAGATCTTTTCTAAAGAACTTTGCTAAGATATTATCGTTGTAAGATTTGTCTGTAGTTAAAACTCCTTGTACACATTGGTGATGCATTTCCCAATAAGTTAACTGCTTTTTGTTATAACAGAGCTGTATTATCTCTTTTCTAAAATCCCCAGAGCCAGTTACTTTTAATTCCTCTAATAATGTCTTATTAGATCCCCAATAGTCTAACCAATTAGTTTCCTTTGTTACCTTTTTGAAGATTGGCTTCTTGCCTGGTCCTTCTAATTCAGCAAGTTCTTTCTTAGTTAATCTCTTTTTAGTAGTAGAGTATAAAGACTTCTTTCCGATATAAAACTTACCAGTCTTTATGTTTGTAATCTTGTACACGAATCCGACACATCCAACAGGAAACTTAGATATGTTATCGTACTCTTGTATGTTACCATTTATGTATATAAACCAATTCATTGATATTTGAATTAACTATCCCACTTAACAATAAATGTAATGTCCGTATTCTCAGGTATCGGATATGGTGTTGCTAATTTACCAACAACTAACAGTTGATTTGAATCATTGTAAAGTCCTATAGTAGTGGCGTATGGATTAAAAGCAGACCCTGTTACGTTATTTGCAAGTTGACCTCCACTGCCTGAAATACTTTGACTAAGTGCTGTTGGATTTTGAGTGTAGTTAAAATCGTTTTCTAACACTCTACACTTCACTTCATTTTGGTATATGGTAGTTTCACTACCTAAAGTTAACACATATGGTACGTAAGAAATAGGCATAATTATAAATATTCAGGAATCCAGTCTTTTAAAATACTATGTATATACTGCATTTCGTAGTCGTGTCTAATGTAGTGGTGTGTTAGATGCTTATTTATAAATGTTTTGGTTTCATTATCCACTATCCTTTCTATTATAATCCTATGATAATCATGTTGAAAACCTTCTTTTTCTTCTAGAATATTCTTCTCTCTATGAAAAGGCCACCATCCATTTAATGCAAAACGGTGTTCCTTATCACCTATAAAAACAGATTGTGATATCTTTTGATTATTTTCGTTCAACCAATTACCTACTACAACATCTTCAGAACCTCCACTTGTATAGACCGGTCTATAGATTGGTGTAAATGTTTTAAAAAGCGATGGTGATATTATGTATCCTGATCCTCCCGAAGGAAATACTAAAGAGGGATTATTAGGATAGCCACCCATAATAAGACCATAAAATTTACTTTTATCTAAATATGGTAAAAGATATTTTAAGTAGTTTACGTTCAAATAAGCATCGTCGTCTATAAAGAATAAAAAGTCGTATTCATTAAGAAAGTCTGTTTCTATTACTTTATTAATTAAGTTTACAGTTTTCTCTTCATTACTATTGTAATTATCGTTATCTGAACCTGAGAATTCGTTGAATTCCCCTGTTATTTTGTCAGTAAGACAAACATAATCTAAACCTTTGAGCCAAGTATCTAAACAGTTATTAACTCTGTGTGAGTTCTTATGTGTAGTTTTTAGAATTATTTTACAGTTATCCATTCCAATAAACAGCTTTTAGATTCAACATCTTTAATCTCTTGGTAGTAGTTGTAATTACATCTTGTGTCTTTTATTCTTAACTCATATCCATAAGGTAGTTCGTTAACGTAAGCACCTTTATAAAAATTACCTCCACAAGAACAGGTTACTCCTGCATTATGGTAGATTGATCTCTGATTCCAATATTCGATAGGATCTGTTGCCCAGCAAAAATCTAATCTTTTATCTACGATTGTTTCATGACCAAATAACCAAGCATTCCATAGCAATGACCACATTCCTGCAGTCCATTTTTGTATAGGATAGTCCCCATCATTAACCTTTTCGTAATTAGGTTCTATTGATATAAAGTAATTATACATTTCTATAGAATCTCTCTCTACTTTATCCCAGTACTCGTATGTTGTATTCTTAACTAAATGTTGTGCTCCTCCTGAATTAGAGTTCATTAATTTAGGAATTAATGGATCTATTCCAACTATGTTACACATACCATTATACACATCGTAATTTGGTTGTATTTTAGTTTTAATGTATTGATGACCTATGTATCCTACTGTGTCACTTAGATACCATTTGTCATCGTTAACCATAGGAGTTAAATCTAACTGACGAGTAAAAATAGTATCGCAATCAAACAAGAATAATGCTTCATTTTCAAGCTCAGGATAAGCTTTAATGTGTTGTTTTAGAATATTAAAATAGATTGAAGGAATGTAATTTTTTACAGGTCTAGTATCCTCATAAAAAAAGAATCTTACATAATTGTAAGTGTCTGCAAGCTTTCTCCACATTGCAATATTCTCCTCATTCGACGTATCATCATTTGGATTTGTTGCAACTAAAATATCTAGGTTATTTAAGTTAATTCCTAACTTTTTAAAGTTGTGAATAACTACTTCTACTTGCCAAGTGTAATACTTAATTCTAGGCTGTACACAAATGTAACGTAAATTTTTCATAACAAATATTATTTTATATTAACAGAATGCAGAACCAATTATTGCTCCTATTCCACTTACTCTTATCCATCTAGTATTTAAAGCATTAGGACAACCAACAGCTAAGCAGTAATAACCTGCTGGTGCTGGTATTGTAAATGCCGGATCTGTTGTTAATCCTGAGAATAGATTAAGTGTTGCTGAGTTAGAGTAGTAGGTTGCTGATGTTGGTTCAGCACAAGCTTCTGTACCTCCAATAGCACTAAACTTCATCGAAAACGCATAGATTCCGGGTGGAAGTGTTGTGGTAGTAGT